CAACCAGAAAACATCCAATGTTAGTGATGCCATCGTTCGACAACCTGGAACAATTACTAAGTACAAAGACTGAAGACTATAAATTAATGGGTTACAATCCAATGGATACTATCAAGGCTCCAATGGCGGTATGAATAGACTAGTAGCATTTGGAGATAGTATCACTTTTGGCTATGCGCTAGATGATAACATAGATACACCAACTGTTCCTAGTATATACTCGTGGCCTTCTGTGCTTGCTAAAACACTACAAGTAGACTTAAAAAACTGTGGAGTTCCAGGAGCAAGTAATAAAGAAATATGGCACAATATCGTAAACTTTGAATATCAAGACAATGATTTTGTGATAGTCAATTGGAATACTGCACACAGATTTTGTTTTTTTAACAACGATAACACTGTTAAGATAGGTATGTCAACACGTTATGCAAATAAAAAACTTACTGATATATTTTATGAAAACTTTTACAGCGATACTGATATTAAACTAGACAATCAACTTAGGATCAGTCATTGTGCTTTTTTTCTTGATTCAATTGGTATCAAAAACTATCATAGTTTTACAACTGGTAAAGACTTTAAAATGAAAGATTGGATGCAAAATATTACAACTGTAGGCGGCAATATGTTTAAGTTTCGAGAAACAGATAAAGCTCTTGACGGAACACATCCTGGAAAACAAGCACAAATATTGTATGCTGAAACAATACACAAAGACTTAAAAGAAACTATGTAGATATTTTTTCCAGTAGGCTAAATTATATTTCTTATACTGTTGATTATATAATCTATCATTGTATGTACTAGTCCACAAGTCATGAAAATCAGACTGACTTAAACTACTAAGCCTATCTAATTCATCTGCAATCATTTTAGCTCTTGTAGGCATATCGGACTCTAAATCATATGAATGATCAATTACATTATCAAAAGTTTTATAACCATAATCCCTGAGACTGCGTATACAGTGTTGTTGTCCTAGTATCAAAAATAATTGTCCGCTTCTTATGGCTTTGTGTGTTTTTTCACTAAAAAATATACCATTTTGTGAATTAGTCATAGTTTCAGTTACAACATCTATAGCTCTTTGTGAACGTAGTTGATAACTGCCGTGATATGCGCCGTTTTCACCTTGTGGTATATCTACTGCTGGATTAAATTGCGAATGTATACTATTGTACAGGTCGTCATCTTGGAATAGTTCTCGAGTAGTGGGATAAGTTCTACCTGTAGGTTCTATTAAATGTGTTGGAAATATAATATCTCCTTGCTCGGGTTGCAATCTAGCAATGTGTTTAATCAGTTCTATTCTATGTGGTCTAGGTCGTCTTACCCAAAATTGCCATCTAAGATTAGGTAAACTAGGATTTGTTATAGGAGGTGTATCGGTGTCAGTTACAATTTGCCAATGCGGCCACCAGATCCATCTTGGATTATCTACATCTAAGCAACCTGTAAAGCAAAGTAGATTAGGGTTTGTTTGGACAAAATTATCAAACAGTTTTACCCAGCCGTCTAGGCTTGTATTAAATGCATAGTGTTTATATTGGTTTGATGCTATTGCTGCATCTAGATTTTGTTGTAGTATCGATTCGATTTTACCAATATCATGCCCCCAATTTATTTTATGACCCTGTAGTGCCGTAACATGATCTAAAACAAACACATCATCTGGAAACATTTTAATTTTTCTAATATCTAACAACTGTTATCCTTATAAGTAATATTAGTACTTATTGAATGAAAATAATAAACGTAACTTTTATCGGACATCGATTATGAAAATAATAAACATTCTTGAAAGCCCAGACTATCCAAAGCACAAGGAAAATTTAAAAAATGTATGTGCATGGATAGAGCAAAACGACAATCATCGTAATGCAAAGAACTATTATAACTTAGATCAGTTTGTTGACAAGTTTGATAGTTTTGAAATCATTTATGACGACAACAACATTGTTGCGTTTAGTGGCTTGTGGAACAACGGACATTATCCCAATAATACTGTGCGCTGTAGCACTAGAACATATTATCATCCTGACTACAGAAACCGAGGCAGTAAGCGTAATGTACGTTGGAGTGAAGATTGGTTTATTCCATACGAAGTAGATAAAGCAATTCAACTGGGTTATGATTATGCTTTCATTAGTATTGAGTTACTAATGCGTAGGCGAAGTATGCAGGATTTGGTCAACTATATCAGTAAAGACAGAAACTGGATACTACACGATAACATGTGTAATACATGTAGACAACACAACGATACTGGCAAGTTTATAGGAGTAAACAAAGACTCTAACTGCTGGCAAAATGTGTGCTACACACCGCTTAAAAGCGTTATTGACAGAGGGTTTGAGTTGCCTAATATCAGTATTGCGGAGTATAATCAAGTGTATGCTAGCACACAAAAAACACGTTTACAGCGTTTAGGATAGCCACTCAGTGAATAAGTTTTCAGTGAGTAACCTACTTTGTTCGTTGTACTTTACAGTTACTCCTTTTTGATAATTTAATTTATCTAACGTTCCTTCAAACGGTACAGGCAATTCAATATCTCTGAGGCTTACAACATTTTCTAAAAATCTATCTTCACGTGGATTTAAGAATCCATGAAACCCATCAACTACATGTAATTCTACATCTACATGTTGCGCATATCTATGTGCTTGAGCAACTGGTGTCCAATTATCATCTTTGCCTGTTACAATAGTTACATGGCGTGCAGTTAACATTGGTGTTGTTATTCCTACAAGCGCAGGGTACGCTACAAAGGTTTTATCAAAGTCTGCGCTGCATATTAAACATGATGTTCCACCAGCACTAATACCAAACAATATTTTTTTGGTGGCATTATACTTTTTACTTACAGCATAAATGTCAGTAGCTCTGTCATCAAAAGTAGGATAGACATCATTTACATCATGCCATATTTGGCTTTTAACATCACGTTTTGTAAAATGATCAACTATAACAACTTGGTATCCGTTAGCACATGCCATGTTTGCGAAATCTATATCTATATCACTTATACCTCCAGAGCCGTGACTCATTATAAGCAACGGTAATTCCTTTGAAAATCTATCTGGAGTAAAATGAATATGATCGTGATGTGTTGTTATTTTATCAAACATTTAAATGCCGCTAATAACTAAGTGTACTCTATCTTCTCTACTAGCATTTACAGCAGTATGATATTCATCTGTATTCATCTCATAACATACACCATCACCGGGTATATGGAAATGCTTGTGATCTCTATACAGTATAAAACAATTTTCATTTGTATCTACCGCAAAGTGATATCTTACCATACCTGGATCGTTATGCATCCAATAACATTTCTTAGCAGGTACTTTCATTAATCTCATTCTTCCCATGTTGTGAGGGAATGTTTTAAATATTTCTTCAAACACTGTTCCGTTAAACTCAGGATTAAACTCAGTAAAATCAGATTCTTCTAGCCCATACATAGGACAATGATCTAGTCTACTATCACCTGTGCCTTGATACGGATCAGCTTCAACACCTACTGTATTCTGAAAACATATTTGATTATGATTATTAAATGGGTACTTGTCTAATACCAACTTGGTGTCTTTTGCTAGTTGTTTAAAATCTACACTGTAGTCTATTGCGCTAATTAATTCTGACATCACGCACCTGCCAGTGGAAGATTAAGCCACGTGTCTGGCAATGATACATCATCCTGTCCAAATATAATTACATAGCTATCTAATCCTGGTCTAGGTCGAGTTTCTTCTATTCCACGTCTTACCAAACTTTCAGCACTCATATTGTCTGATTGTTCTAGTGTAACTCTAGCTCTGCTCATATGGTCTGTTTCAGTAGCAGGATATCCCACACCTAAACTCAATGATACTTTTCTAAGCTCACCGTTAACGGTTAATGCTCCGCCTCTGCTCTCATCTTGTGTGCCTGTCCATCCGTCTAACCCTTGACTTTGACAGAAACCGATGTTCAAGCCAGCATCCAAAGCAGCTAACCCAACTGCCATACTAGCCATACCTGCATAGTATCTGTGTAGTTCATTTAATGCCGCTGGTGGCACACTAGGATCTGTTACACCATTTGCGTCTACTACATTTGCTTTAGGACAAAAACAAAATACAACTGGTGCTAATAACTGTGGATTAAATACATCTACTTCGCACTCTGTGTTAACATATAGCTCTTGTTTCATATCTTGTGCGTTGTTTCCTAGCACAAAAACTTCTGTTGGCATTTGCTGTTCTTTAGCTGGTATACGATTAATAACCGCTAGTAAATCATTTATTATTTCTGTGCTTACAGGCTTATTGCTAAAGCATCTAGTATTTTTTCTATTATCTAGTAGTGTTGCTATCTTATTCATAATTTCTTCCTAAAGTGTATATTCGTATTCGAATATATCTGGATCTTGCATCCAGTCCATCACCTGTTCTAAGTTATTTACAAGATTACTTTTGTGTCCTAGTGTGTATTTTATCTTTTTAAATGTTTCAACACTCTGTGTAGGGTAACCTAATAACGGCAATATTTTATCTACATCATCTTGCCAGTCTTCGTAATGTATAACAGTATCTATCTGTTTACGCTGTTTAAAGTATTCAAACAACCGATTTGTTTCTTGTAGTCCTTGTACACAAAAATCAAAATGCTGACGTTGAATATCAAATGTAGGTACATCTACAGTTTGATCCTGATAGCCAATGTGCATTATTTTAGTGTGTTTAGCTATTAGGTAACTTATTATTTGTTCTCTGATGTCTCTTCTTGCGCAAAATACAAAACTATATCCGTTTAATAGTTTAGGATCTTGAAAGTTTTGTGCAAATGTTTGTGTTTGTATTTTAAAGAAACTCTTGTCTTGGTTGTGTACATTTTGTTGTAATAGTTGTTTTCTTTTGATTACTTCGTTGTAGTATCTTTCACTGCCTATATCAAACGGCTTGGGATTGTCGTATAAAAAACTACGCTGTACTGCTCCATCAATTTGATCATATGTTTTTACATATGTTCCCACAGGTAATGGTGGATCGTATGGTACGTTTACATCTTTGCCGTTTTCATCATACCGCATCAACACTAGTGGTATATTAGTTATTTCACCTATATATTCTTTGTGATGTGCTTGTGCTAAACATTGACCAACAACTGTACTGCCAGTACGATTATAACTGAGTATAGCAAATGTTTTCATATTTTTCTCTTGGGTATTTTACTGTCAGCACTACTTACACAATTATCGCTAATACAAACTCTAGGCTTATCAAACAGTTTAAATCCTGTCTCAATATTACCTAATGGTACATCAGCACAACTATAACTACGCTTGACACTGCCATCTGGTTCACGTATAATAATGCCACTGTAACCAGCATTACAACTCCAGCCTTTAAACTCATTAAAGTTAAAAGCATTAAAGCGTTCTGCTTGATCCATGTACCATTTCTTACCAGTACTGTCCCGAAACTCTACTTGCATATGCCAAGGCACGCTCTTGTCGTTTTCGCCTAGTGTTTCTGGCGGCAGTTCGAAACTAGGCCTTGGGCGTGCTGCCCATTTACGTTTTGTTTCAGTATACGCCATTTGCGGCATTCCGTTATACAATCGCTGTAACATCTCGTCCGTATAACCTTCCACGACTCTTGACGCCGTTGGGTCACTTTGTGGCTTGAGTGTGACGTTGATTCCTTGCTCGTGGAAGAACAAGGCATTTTCCCAATCCCTTTCGAACCATTCCGGAACCATAACCATATTGATGGTGACCTGTACATCATGCTCCTGACATAATATGAGTTTGTTTGCAAACTCCTGTAGCTTGTCAAGTGTATTTAAGTGTTCTGTGTGTAAACTAGCTGTTATACTAGCTCTATGGAAAGGTTTTACTCGTTCTACATAGTCCTCAAACCATTTCATTGGTCGACTACAGTTTGATGTCATGTGAACGCTAGTATAGTTTGTGTTGTCTATGTCATCAGCCAGATGTTGTAGAATGTCCAGGTACCCAGGATGAAAAGTAGGCTCACCACCACTAAGAGAAAAATGAAAGCTATTAAATCCGTTTTCACGTGCTTGCCTCTTTATTTCGTCAATTGTTTTGACACATAGTTCGGTAGGACGATGGTCTTTACGGTCACTACGGGCATAAGGCCAACAGTAGGAGCATTTGTAGTTACAGAATCTTCCGAGCAGCCAGCTGACAGTGAATAGATCACGGTACAACAAAGTACGCTGACCAACACTAACAATGTCGTCAAACGGTATTTTGGTAAAGTCATAATTGCTCCATTTTAAATCTTCTGTCATACTACTCTCTTTTGCATAGGATCCATGCTTATTTCATTTATTGTAACATGCTTAGGAAGCTCTGTCAACCACTTGATATATGAAGCTGCTTCATCTATATCCATACATACTCTGTCAGGGTGTTTCTCTTGATTATTACTCAGCGTACCAAAACTAATTAAACTTACTCTAGGGCCACTGTGCCACACTCCCACCAATGCTAAACTATTACAATAATCTCTGAGTGCTTTCTTTTCAGCATTATATAGCCATGCCGTGCCTTTGCTAGTTCTGTCTGTGGTACTGCCTATACATACAATATGTGCGTCATTGTTGGCGGTTCTACACGCCTTGTATACTAAATCCAGTAGTACAGTTTGATGAAAGCGCCATAGTGCGCTATTAATAATAATAGTATCATGTTGTGCGGCTAACTGCGCAAATTCGTCCATACCTTTGTTACTAGTAAGTTCATGTCCACTAGCTCGACTACAATATACTGCGTCAGGATATATCTTATGTAGACTATGTGCTAAACCTTTTTGTGGGTTACCTGTTATAATCATAATATACTATTTAATTCTGGAAATACATCAAAGTAATCGATACCTTTGAGTAGTCCTTGCTGTGTATAAAACTGTTTAGCATTTTGTAAATTTTTTTCATTTCTGTCAATACCAATATTATTAGCTAATATATCAAACCTTCGATTCAGTATTTGTTTAAATGAGTTATCGCTAAAACTTTTATTTAATATTTCTCTTGACTTTTCTATATAATCTATGTATGATTTAGGTAATATTGTAATACTCATGCTCTTAGGATTAGTAACAGTATTGTTACCAAACAAAAAATCTTTGCCAAGTGTGCGTTGATGACGCACTGCATAATCAGTCCAGTATTGATAATGTTGGGGCATTGTACTCACACTTAATAGATTAACACTAGCATTGATACTGCACTGTATTTGACTACGACTAGCAAATATATCCATGTTGCTTACAAACAGATCAAAGTTTAAACCTGTTCTAATGTTTTCTGCTGTATCTCCTACAGTGTCTATACTGCCTTGTATCTCTGTTTGAATATTGTGTTGCTCACTAAATTTAACAAAATTTTCTACATTCTTTTGTAGTACATTTAAGTTACTGATAACGGCAATGGTCAGCCTAGTATCAGTGTGTTCAAACACTGTAGTAATACGTAACAAAAACTTTTCTAGTTTATTCCAATTCAATAACGGTTCACCGCCTAGCATCTGTAATCTAAATTGAGGCACTTGATTTATAATATAACGATTTAAGTAATCAACTAAACAGTCTTCTGCTGCGCTATCCCATTCTTGATTCATTGGCTGAGGGTTATTTGTTAATTTAGCCCACAGATTACTGTGATGAGCGTCACAATACATACAGGTCATGTTGCACACATCACTGAAAATATAATCACATATGGCTGCCGGTGTTGTGTTTATTTTTAAATTTTTAAAATTATTCACACTCCATTCAGTTGTTTGCCATTCATTTTTACTGTCTCTGTAGCTTGGATGACACATTCTACATATATTAGCTGTTTGATTCAATTTCATATCTTCTAGTGCAAGTGCAAAGTGCTGATGATTAAACACGTCAGCACCGTGTGTTCTCAAGTATTCAGCACTTAATTCAACACCTTCTTGCTTGGGACATCTTGCTATTCTTCTACGTATATGATCCACTCTAATATTGTAGCTCATTAAACTACACAGTGTGGGTGGATTGGCTATGGTTTCCATTCTATCATGTCCTTGACTAAATGGTAATGATCCCAATCTTTGATCTTGGGTACTTTTAAATCTGTATTGTCTGTACAACGCCATTTGCTACAACGTATAGGCTCAGTTGGCAAATCAATACTATCTTTTTCATATACGTTACCACGCTTACCACCAACATGACAACTGCCAATGTATATGTCGCCAGTGGGTGTAACTTTTAAATGTTTCATACCTGCCCAGCATATCCAGCCTTCGTAATTATTCTTTTTATCGTAGTTTAGTTCATTGTAGTGATAATCTTCTTCGTGGTATTCGCCGTTGCTGTCCTGAAACCAAAACTTTAATTTACGTTTGTCAGGGTCTGCTGTACTACGATATATTTCTTTAATAGCACCTTGTTCGTTATGTCCATAATAACTTGCTTCTTTAGATTCTATTTTTTCTACTTTTGCTTTATCAGTAATTTGGTTAGGGTCTTTTTTATCTTTAAATTTATACTTCTCTTCTGGTTGCATACCTTTGCCTTTGTCTTTACCAGGCGGTCTGATATATCTATGTTCTATATTAGTAATACCAGCAGCTCTGTATGCTCGATCCATACGATCTACGTTATCTAACTGTCCAGTTTCGACCATAAATCTAAGTATAAGTGTTTTCTTAGGTTCACCTTTAGCTAACTTGCTGTTTAATTCTAATCTATATTTTTCTAATTCAATAAACTTTTCTATATATTCATCTATACGATCTTCCATAAACTCAAAGTGAAAACTTTGTGTAATACCATCTACTAGATCAAACATGTCTTTGTGATACTGTAGTGTGCGTGAACCATTTGTTGTAACACTGATATAACGTCTGCCTCTACTGCGTATATACGCACATAGATCCAAGAACTTTGGATTAATTGTTGGCTCACCACCGGTTAAACTCCACAGTACATTCGAGCCTTCTTTTTCATAAATTACATCTACTAACTGTTTCATATTTTCCAATGGCACGTGTGGACTTGTATAATCATGTAGATAATCCACACAGTAACTACAACTAAAGTTACAACGTTTACCTATATACCAGTCAACGCTAAATGCGCCAGTTGGGTTCCATTTAAAATAACTTGCTACGGGTTCCAAGATTGCTCCTTTTGTAATTATATATGTATATAAATATATTTATGGAAAATAAAACCTTTTGTTCAGTATTATGGAATCACCAGATGGTAGACGGTACCGGTAGAGTAAAGCCCTGTTGTAGATTCTTAGAAGACTATCGTCCCAAAGATCATACACTGGATAATTATAGTATCCAGGAAATATTCGACAGTGACTTTCAAAACGATCTTCGCAAGCGTATACTTGCTGGAGAAAGATTGGAAGGATGTACACGTTGCTATGAAGAAGAAGACAACAATAAAAAAAGTTTACGTATGCGTCTCAACGAACATCCAAAAGTTGGCGCTAAAACTGTTGATACTGAAAATTATAAGTTAGAATACTTGGAACTTAGCCTAAGTAACGACTGTAATCTTATGTGTAGAATGTGCGACAGTCGATATAGTTTTAAACTGTTTGATGAAGAACAAGAATATCATGGCAAAACGTTTGTTGGAAAGGCTATTGGCAGTGAACCTGGCTCTAAGATAAAACATACAAAAGCAAATTTAGATAGTATATACCCTCATCTAAAGGATATGAAATATATTAAATTTACAGGCGGCGAGCCCCTTATTATTCCTGATCATTGGAAACTAATAGAACATGCTGTGGAAAAGGGCTATGCTAAAAACATAAGATTAAACTATAGTACCAATTGTACAGTGTGGCCCAAGAAGAAAATTGTAGATATATGGAAAGAGTTTGACCATATTGAACTTGCTGTTAGTTTAGATAGTATTATTAAAGAAGAAAATGAATATCAACGACACTTGACCAATCACGAAAGCGCACTGAAAAATATTGACAAATATGTAGAAATAGCAGACACTGTTGGAATGACTGTGGTAGCAAGACCCACGGTTACAATCTATAATGCTTATCATTTGCCTGAAACACTTGAATGGTTGGATGATAGAAATATTATGTTAAACCCTACACACCTAACGTTTCCATTGTATTTGGGGTTAACAGTGTTACCACAGAGTCAAAAAGATATTATAAAACAAAAATATCACAACTACAACTACAAAAATGAAACTATTAAAAATCTATGTGACTATATTTTAACATACATGTACAGTGAAGATAAATCCAATATCTTAGATAAGTTTAAATCACACACTGCTTTTTGGGATAAGTCTAGATCGCAGGATTTTAAAACAGTTTATCCCTATTACACTTTTTGAATACGATCCAAACATAGCTCACTGATATTAACATTGTGAGGTTGATCTATTAACCATTTAATTACACCAGCAACATAGTCTGTGTCTAACTTCAGAGTGTCGGGCATTTTTTCATCTTGTCTAGGAGTATGCATATTGCCCGGAGCAATGTAAGTTGTTTTGCAAGCGGGTGGAGTATCACTACTGCATGCTTGACTGAGTTGTCTCATATATGCTCGCAATGCACGTTTTTCAACAGGGTAAATCCATTGGGATCCTTTAACAGGTGTGTCTGCACTACTTCCAACGGCTATTAGATAACCTTGGTGATTATTTTTAACCCATTCTTTTGCTATAGCTTCAGCAAGTAACACTTGACTAAAGTCACCTAATGCGCTACATAGTATTACCACGTCGTGGTCTAGTGATTTTCCACTCGCTTGCTGTCTAACATCACGCTTTCCCATGTTGTATCCACTGGATCTACTGTAGTATTCTGCATGTGGATAAAGTTTAGCAATACTTTCTGCTAATCCATATTCTTTATTTCCTATTACAAGCATTCGTCGAACATCTCCTTTAGTATTGGCAGGCTATCATGATAGCTGTTTTTTCTTATTTTGTCAAGTCTATTTAAATTGCTTCTAGCATTTGATAACAGTTCTAGATCTGTATCTGCACTGTAAAGATAAGTTTCTATATTTTTTAAGCCTCTTACTTTCATATGCTTTTCCATATTACTTAATTTATTCATCGCTATCTCTTTGTATTTTTCTGGTATGTTGCTGATATTTAAATACGTCGGACCCCATAACATATTAGTAAAAGTTAAAAAATAATTATTTCTATAGCAATATTCTAACAGTTCGTCTAGATAAAACAAACTTAGTATACTCACAGTAGGCGCTACATGAAAACGCCAACCCGGACATCGTTCAGTGAAGTACTTCATATTTTTATGAACTATATCCCAATTACTAGGGTAGCGTATATATTCTGCTCTCACTCCAACACCGTCAATGCTGGGCATCATAAGTCCACTAGGAAAATGACTCAACAGCTCTATAAACTTGGGATTGGTTGTTTGAAAGTTACTGTTAAATTCTATTTCTACATCTTCATTGAGACCTTCGTCAATCAATCTCTGTAGTATTTTAAGTACACCTTTAACAACACTGGGTTCGCCGCCTGTAAAATATAATCTACTGGTTTTGTTCATGCAACTTAGTAGATCTTCTATATTTTTATCACTGTAAGGATTGGTTAAGTCCCTGTGTTTGGTTAAATCATATATGTTCTTGTAGTGAAACATTGTATCATCGTAGTGCTTTTTTGTTTCATCAAATATCATACTACTGCTTTTGGGGTTACAGGTAATACAACTTAGATTACATTTGTTACTGAGCCTCAGATCAATTAAATCATATCCAATACTTTTTAAATGTTCTAAATCAACTGTGTCACGTTTGTATTTTTCTAGATAGTTTCGAACCTCTCTGGTACGCTTACTACTACTTCCGGCAGAATCTTGTCTTTCACAGTGATGACATCCAACATGGTACTTTCCATTTAGAAAGTCTTGTTCTATTTCTTTCCATAATTTACTGTCTTTGTATTCTGCTACGCTGCCTCTGTAGTTGTATTTCTGATCAAACACACAGCAAGGTCTTACTCCTCCACTGGGATCTGTAGCAATACCGTTGTATACCAATGGACATATTATATCATTCATATCTACCAAACCCCCAATATCGTTCTAAACAAAACCAACAGTCTGTTTCACAATGCTTGCTAAAGTCGTCGGTGAATACTTCGCAACTTCTTGTTAGTGGAAACAGTGTGTCCATAAGATTAAATTTTTCATACAGTTCTCTTACACCCTGTTTGTCTATGTTAATTAAAGGTAAAAACACATGCCCGCCTCGTACAGTTGGCTTAACAGTGTCAGAATTTCTATCATCAACAGGACCATTTTGATCAAATGCTATCATTACATCACTGGGAGGATTTTTAGTAATTCCCACATAATGACAGTTTATTTGGTTGTTGCGATATGCGCTGTCTACTACTTTTTGCTGTACCAAATCATAACTTTCACCATGATAATTTACACCAGTTGGATGTATACCAAATTTAATACCAGGAAATGTTTCTTCCATAAAGAAAATCACTTTGGTTGCAAACTGTAGCTGATACGCCTTGCCCGCATGACAAACTGTCATTGGAATAATTTCACATTCTTTATTAGTTTCTGTGATATACTTACACAACATATAAAGTACTATTGCGCTGTCTGCTCCACCACTCAGTTTAATGCCTATTTTATTAAAGTCATCTGGCAAATTAAATTCAATTATATCCTGACTATTTTCTATTATCATAGATTTACTCTCTTTGTATTTTTACCATACCCACTGCTAAATTCAAATTTGTCGCCGCATGTTCTACCACAGGTATATATTCTTTTATATTTTTCGTCTGCGTTATGCCAACTTCTATCTAAATACTTAGCAAAGAAGTCGTGTTGTAGTACGTCCCAGCCGTGTGTTCTCATATCGTTAAAATCTTGTCCGTATAAGTTATAGATATTATCAAAACTCTGACGTTGAGGATTGTGTGGTCCAAAATATGCTGGTGCTCCCATCCAAGTACATGGCCATAAACGCATATTCATATCAATAAACACACTGTTTTCTTGTTTGTATTTACACGTAATAGGAGTTTGCTCTATATACTGGTCAAAACTATCGTAAGTTTTTTTAATAGTGTTCATATCGCTTTGATTGTGATTGTCTTTTTTATCTTTTACAACACTTCCTTTACGAGTTTCGATTTGTTTTTGTTGTTGTTCTGCAAATCTTCCTGTATACTTGGCATTAAACTGTTTGAATCCCATATCTGTTGCCATTTGTTTTGCAGTTTCTATCTGATGATAGTTGTGTTCAAACTCAATAAAGTACCAACGGGCGTTGCCGCCAGCATCTATAAATGCTTGTGCGTTGGTCATTATTTTATCAAAGTTACTGTTTACTCTATATAAATGATTGGTATCAGCTAGTCCGTCTATACTAAAGTTTACAGTAATACGATCACTTTTTTGTGCCAAGTCACGCCACCAAGCAGAAGTTCTGGCACTACCATTTACTGCCATTTTAAATTCTTTAACGCCTTGACTTATACTATAGTCAATACAATCATCTAGTGTAGGGCTACTAAGACTGTCGCCAAAGTTACCACAGTGAAATAGTTTTACACTATCACGATCAAATGGTTCCAGTATAATTTTATAGTCGTCTACAGTTGTATCAGCAATAGGCATGTGTGGATTAAGTTCAGTCTGACTGCCGTGGAATCTAGCACACTGCGGACATGCTAGATGGCACCTACTGGTGTGATCCATTTGGATTATTTTAATCTCATTCAGATTCAGAAACAACTTCAGTGTCCTTTAACAATTCGTACAGCTCTGGAATATATGTTTCAATACTATGATTACGTATCTTGTCTAATCTACGTGTCGCATACCAAAACTGTGGCAAGTGTTCACTGAAGTCTTTGGCGTACATATACTTTACATATTGATCCAGAAGTGCAACTGCTTCTTTTCTACTACTGGCTTTACGTTCTTCTGTAAAGTCGCTTTCATCAATTATTTTTAACAGTCGTGGTTTGTAGTCTTCATACTTTTGTTTGATATGGTCTTTTGCCCAACCTGGTAACATTCTAATATTGTAAAACTTAGGACCATGCAGTGGATGTGGTGTAATAATAGGACGCCAGTCATCGTCATTTACACGTGGTATCTTGTTTAACAATATCCATTCCATAAACTCTGGAAAGTGTAGTACATTAAACACATTGATAGTTGCCGCGATCCATACTTTGAAGTTGCCTTCAGCTTGACTTACTTTAATTAGATTTTCATATATTTTATCAAACCTACTAGGAGGACGCATATAGTAGTTTATATCACCTACTCCGTCAATACTAGCACCAATGTTTACTTGTTTAAAATGTTTCCAGACATCCCAAGCACGTTGTGGTATATTGGTAAGGTTTGTGTTGTACTCTACAATAATGTTTTTAGCATGACCTTGATCCACACACTTTTGTAAAAATTCATAGTGTCTGTCAATCATCAATGGCTCGCCGCCAACAATATACAGTTTACGTATCTGTTCAATGTTGTCGTCCATTTGTACCCAATAGTGATCACTGGTGTGCCAATTGTACAAGTCCTCTTCAGGCTCATACTTGCCTTTATCATTTTTAATTAATTTTACTTTACCATGACTGTCTTTGTAACTGTCTTGCCATAGTTTAACTTGATCTTCATACCACATGCTGCTGTCAGTGGGACCGCACATACGACATTTTAAATTACACAAGTTACCAAAGCGTACATCGTAGAAGCTACAGTTGATTTCATCTGCACGTATAGTACCATCTTGTTCAGTTTTACTCAACAAGTCTTCCCAACTAAATTCGCCACGCTCTATCCATATTTTATTTTCATATTCTATACGAGCATTCATTCCGCTTTCAACTTCAGTCTGACAACGTACACATTCTGGATGCCAACGTCCTTCCATCATATACTTGCGTATTTCTTTGCTGAGGTCGCTGTTTCGAACCATTTGTAGGTCTGCATTTCTGGCATTATATTCTTTGCCATTTTCATCTCGAAGTATACCGCCAGTAGGTCCATGCTGTGCTTGACAGCAGACTCTAATATCGCCATTTGCTCTAAGGCTTGTACTCATCCATGGAACAGGACATAGTGTGTTATTCATTTAAATACTCCAAGTGAGGGAATGTAGTCCAATAGTCTACATTTCTTAATTTGTTTAATCTTAAATAATATTCTCGAGCTTTATTATTTAAATTATCGTCTTCTCTAGTGGGCGCACTTAGTGCTTTTATTAACCCTTGTACAGTTTTAGTTTCTCTGTTTTTACTCTTACTGCGATTACACATCCAACTATTATCAATAAAGTTTTCTAAATCTTCAATCTCTTGTTGTCTATATTCCAACGGTACTAGTTCATGCCGCATCCATTCTTTACCACGTACACTAGTAAATCCTAAATGAAAGCGTTGGTTACTTGTACGTTCACACATATTATCAAAGTATTCCAACATAGGCACCAAGCCTACACAATTAAGTGCTTGTAAACAAGTTTGTGTAACCATTTCCCATTCATCATGTAAACTATTTGAGTTTTCAATACTGCTTATTACACTATTCCAGTCTGTGTGATAACGTATTAATTCGTCTTTTTCTTGCCCAGCATCAATACTAAAACGTAGTAGCCCACCTTTAAAATGATTTAGTAAATCAACTATCTCAGGTGTTATTAGTGTTGCATTAGTACTGATGTCAAGGCTGATGTTTTTAGCATATTCTGTGTTTGCTATTTCCCACATAAAGTTTATACTGTGTCTATCAGCAAATACTTCGCCACCTCTGAACTCCATAAACAATACGTGTTGTAAGTTAGTCATAATTTGTTCTCTAAAGAACTCACTTTGGCTGAGATACTCTTGTCCACTACGCTTGGCAATATCTAAACTACCTTGCATTTGATTGGTCATAGTATCGCCCCACTTACTGTATTCTTTGTACATCATACTGCTAAGATTTGGACTACACATCACACAACTTAGATTACACTTTGTACTAAGTCTTACTTCCCACCACTGTGGCATTATATCTACATGACCGTTTGCTTCCCAATACTTGAGTAAATGTGGTTTTGCTTTTTCCAAGAAGCGTTTGTTTTTACCAGTACGCTTACTCCCAAAGCCGCTGTTTTCCATTCTGAAACAAAACTCACAGTTACTAATACGTTCACCACTGAGCATTCTCATACGGAAATTTTTCATAAATTTTCCGTTCCATAAATCTTCTATTTTGTCTTTGCTGAGATTATAAACATCTGTGTCACTACTATAAGTGTCGTCATTTATTTCCTCTAGAGCAAGCTCTTTGGGTATGCCATAATCAATACCTTCAATACTACAACAAACTCTAGCATCGCCTTTACCTCTAGTATTGAGCTGTACAAACGGTACAACACAGAAATTGTCTTCGTTTATATTCATACTATATCTTTCAGTATAGGAAATACTTCAGGGAATCTATTGTGCCAGCCTCGATGTTTATTAAGTAAGTTTAAATACTCTTTTGTTTCAGGCAGTCTAGCACTCCAGTCTTCACTGTTCATAAATTTAATAATACCTTTAAAGCGTTTTAATCCATATGGCGCATTTAACCATTCTTCTTTTGTTATACCCATTTGCTCTACACCTGTAAAACTCTGCCAGTTTTCTTCCATCCATGGATAAAATTCATTCTCATACTTCTCGGTAATTTCTTGTTTAATATGTTCGGGCAATACTTTTACATTTAGTTGAGGTGGCCAATAAGCAAAGTGCATATTAATACCGCCCGCTCCAAAAGGCCAACTGTTGATCTTTTTAAATCCCTGTTCAACTTTCCACTTGACAAACTCTGGTATGTACGCTACATTGAGTGCCATTATAGTAGTAGCTGTAGTAACTTCAACCTGTGGTGCCGTGTTATCTAGCATGTGGAATACACGTTCTTGATGTTCCCAATTACTCGGATAACGTATATAATCGTTTTGTTCACCCAGAGCATCTATACTGTAATGAAAACGTACACGCTTAAAGTGACTCCATAACTCAGGTAAATCTTTACGCCATTCAACACCGTTACTGTTATAACGTAGTTCCATATTTTTGGCATGCCCACGCTTTATACATTCTTCTAAGAGTTCGTAGTGTTCATCAATGATAAGACTCTCACCGCCTGCAAAATATAGCTGATACATATGAGGGATTTGATCCATAAGGTCATTCCAAAAACGTGGATTATTTTTATGCCAATTATAACTTGCTCCATTGTTACGACCTTTATTTTCCCACTGACTAGTATTAGCAAGTTTTTTGTTTTTTATTTTAGGACTAATTGCTTGCCAATCTTTGATCCATCCTGTACTATCATGTGGTGAACACATTACACAGGCAAGTTGACACTTACTACCTAAACGTAAATCAATATATCTAATTTTAGGAGGTATGCTTCCATCTTCTTTTGTTTCAGCAACTAGTTCATCAATATTAAATCTATTACCCCAATATTGTGTTTCCCAGTTACGTTTACTAAGATGCCCCTGCTCTTCTTCTTTGTAGCATTTTAAGCAACTAGCAGGCTTTTCACCACGTAACATCATATTACGAACATTACGCATATAGCTGCTATTCCATGCTTCTTCTAAACTTGTGTGATTAAAATTTGCTGGTGTGCCGTCATCTGTTTTAACAACGCCCACTTCGCCGCCGCCAATTTTTATATCACTATTGGGGTCTTGTACGCTACTAGCATTGCTGGTACAACAAGTACGCATTTTACCATCTGGTCTACTGCTAAGATGCATCCAGGGTAAAGCACAAAATGTTTCTGAGGGTAAAGTTTTATTTTTCATATATGTATTTATTAAGTGTTTAGTTAACTAAAAGTTTCAACAGCATGTAGATTATCTCTAAGTACACCACATGTTTTTTTACATTTCTTTAGTGGAGTATCTTCCCATTTGTTTTGTATTGTTTCAAAAAACTTGCTATCAACAATCTTGCTTAACTGTTGCGTTTTTAAATTAGGCGCACCAATTTGCTGTTGTAATTCAATAATTTCTTTGTTCAATGACCTATCATCGTTGTAATGATATCCTGTGTTACAACAAGGATACACTCTGCCATCAGCAGCAATATACACACTGCTTTCTTTCTTGGCATAACAATCAATATCACCAGTCCATACTTTTGTAGTTTGTATTCTGTTAGGGTTTTTAGCAGTAAATCCAGTATTGTCTATTTTTGCTTCATACAGTCTATAAAGTTCATTTGCGTCTTTATCAAAAACAGGAAGAAAGTCCTGCTCAAATCTATTTGTTTTAATTTTTTCAAACTTACGAAACCCCATTTGTTTTGCCAGAGCATTTGCGCTTTCAACTTGATGTTTGTTGTGATCAAATATAATATACTTCCATGTAGCATTGCCACCTGCGTTTATATATGCTTGAGTATTAAGCATAAGTTTATCCCACTGTACATGGCGTCTGTACAAATGATTAGTATCAGCTAATCCATCAATACCAAACACAACATGTAAACGATCTCCAGCAAGCTGTGCTAAACTTGCCCAGTACTCAGGCTTTCTAGCACCGCCGTTGGTCATCATTAATATAGGCTTGTTGTGTTTGGTTAACCAACGATCAATTATAGTATGTAACTGTGGATGTACACACGGGTCGCCGTAATTGCCACACAGTGTTAGTTTGTTTGCTGGTAGGTCTAAATTATCTAACCAGTCAATATCAAAGTCTTGTTTAACAAGGCTAGGATGATCTCTATCACCATTTAAGTTACGCATACACATAGGACACGCAGCATTACACTTTGTAGTAAGCTCTATGTGTATGTAACTCAGTGGCAGGTTATAAAACACTACTCGAACCATTCCTCTGGTAGTATATTAATCATCTGCTCAAATGTAAGATCAAATGTTACACTCAGTAATACTCTAGGCTTATCGCTTTTGTTTTCAAATCCGTGTGGAGTTTTTGTACTAAACAGCACAGGCTTCTCTAAGTTATAATAATCAAACTTATCCGCCTCTTCTCTAAAAAATCCTGTAGGGCCATTTGTGCTTTTGACCACATGTCCGTCTTTGTATTGATCTAAGTGCCGCTTTCTATCGTATCCTTTTAGCAAGTGTGTTTTGCCTGTAAAGAAATAACTATTGTCGTGGTCCATTTCAATTGGAATGTTTAGTGCGCTCCAACGTCCTCTGTCCAAATGTGGCCCATTGCCACAGTGTGGTGGGTTACTAAAGTACTCTAGTGTGCGAGTTTCTTCTGGGAAGTTTTTAAACACAGGATGAGAGCTTCGCAGACAGTGGTGCCACATTGCTCCAGGGCTTGCTTCTAATTCCTTAACCCATTCGCCTTCGTACCATATATCTTTTAGTTCTTGTAATAGATCTTGTGGAAAGTTTTCCAATTTAATCCAAGTCATGTTTTTCTCCTATTTAAATTGTGCCGTAAATGGATCAAACTCAACGCCGCACTTCATTGCGCATACGTTTAGTTTGCCTTCGCCACAACTGGGTTTGTTCCAACTGTTAGTTATATTATCGAATATGCCACTTTTAAATACTGTGGCTAATCCTTGTTTAGCATTTAATGCTGATTTACCGCCAGCAGCATCTATAAAATCCCATATTTGTTCTACTTTAGGATCTTTATGCCACCACTTATACATGCGTCCAGCAGTCCAACAGCAAGGTAATGCGATACCTTCTGCTGTAATAAACAAACTTTTTTCTTTTGCTACTTTACAGCTAATAGGTACAGCATCATAGTAAGCATTCATACTACCATATTTTTCTATTAAACTGTGTTGTTTACTTAGTTCTTTATTTTGATATTTTTGTTCTGGTTTCTTTAGTTTAGTTGTCTTCTCACCTTTGCGATTTACAGCTTGATGTTCTTCTTTTTTATTACTGCTGGCATTTATAAACCTACCAGTTTTTTTAGCAATAAACTTTTCAAATCCTAGTCGCTCACTTATAGCTCTAGCTGTTTCAACTTGATGTTGATTATGTTCAAATATCAAGAAGTCCCAACGAGCTCTCCCACCAGCATCAATAAAAGCACGAGCATTACGTTCTACATTATCCCATACTACACCTTGACGATATAGGTGATTGGTATCTCTTAAACCATCAACACTAAAAATAACAGCACCCATCCTGCCAATAACACTAGCCAATTCGCTCCACCATTCAGCACTCTTGGCTCCAGCGTTTGTATTCATACTTAGCCACATGTTAGGATTATGAGATCTAAAGTATTCAAATATTTCTAATGTATCACGAGCAACAATAGGATCTCCCAAGTTGCCACACATGTACATTGTATCAAGTTGTGAAATAAATTTAGGTGAGAATATGTGTTTACAGTCAGCTAAACTTAGTTCACTAAGATCAATATGCTTATTAACTGCTCCACCATTTTCATTACGATCACACATAGGACAACTAGCTTGGCAATTTTGTGTGACTTCCAAGTGTATGGTTTTGATATCATCTATATTATACATCTATACTTTCCTTGGGTATACGTATGTCAGGAACACACGCACAGAATTCTGTATCACATATAAGAGGCTTAATCTCACCATCTAATTTGCCATGTGCTATATTGCCTAGTTTATTTCTTTTTGCTGTACTACACTGCGCTCCGTATACATTTCCATCATGCCAGACAATTAATCTGTGTGTACCAGCATGACATCTCCAGCCTCTAAACTTGTGTTGATTATTTGCTATCATATCATACATATGAAAAACACCATGCTCTTGACCATCAATAATAATATTTACAGCAGTTGTTCGAGATCTAGTTTTAAGTATAGGAGCATCTTTATTATAATCAAACTCTCGCATCCAGTCGATTGTGTCTTGATCGTAACTTTGTGATTCGTTATCGCCTGCCTTGTGTCTGCGTGTAACTGGCTTAATTACAATTTTACAGTACAAATCAGCATCAGCAATTGTCTGCGCAAACTGTCTACCTTTTTGTACTAGGTCTTCATCTAACATGATAAGCACTGTTGCTCTACAATGTGGTCCGATTATTCTGACAACTTCTTTGATATGTTCAGCATCAGCAAATTGTAAGTGTACACTAATAGCAATCTGATCCATTTCAGTTGTATCAATAAACTTTTGCCACCAACGAAGTGTTCTACTACCATTAGTAACAATAGCTTTTTTATAACTAGGGTCCAACTTATTAAAAAATTCACTAAGGTGTGGCCATATAGTTGGTTCACCGCCGCTAAGTGTAAGCATTTTATCGTTACTGTTTACATCTGTATGTATGTGACTCCAGAACTCAAGACTTTTTTCTAAGCTAGGCCAACCACTGCTACCGCTGTACAGTTTTGGATCACAATAGGTACAAGTATAGTTACACACATTACTTACTACCCATTCAGCGTGCATACTGTCTGGTCTATCGTTTGTTAAATATTTCATTTAAGTATCAGTTCTACATCTTTACCTGGTCCGACTCTGCTAGGTAAATCACCATATGTATTTACATACCATTCAATGACAGCCTTATACCAGTTTTGACTATCGTGGTGCGCCAATTTATTAAACTTGTAAATGTTGTTATTGGTGGCTTGCATTGTACTCAAAGCTCTTGCGCTTTCAGTTTGCAGTTGTCGTACACTTAGATCACTTATATCCAATTAACATAAACCTTTTGTATTTGGGCAAGTCTAAATCGCCTGCGTATAATGTATTTGACATAGGTGCCATATTGCTAAACTCAGTAATGTCTTTAACACAGTTAATATGCTCCTGGACATCAAAAAAGTTATTACTTTGTAGTATTACTAGTTTACCATCTGGTATCTTAGCATACCATTCTGCAAAGTTTTCAATGTGTTCACAACTTGTATTTATAATTGTATCAGGACTGTCCGTGATTGGATAGCTCATTCGATTATTGGCATTACTCCAGAACTGCCACATATGTTCGTTATAATCTATATCCATTATATCTTGTGTAATACTTTTGAATCGCCATTGTTCCATAAACCACGGCTTGTTGAATGTTTCAGCAATGTCTACACAAGTAGGATCAATGTCGAAAGATCTAACTTTATCTACTTTAATGTCGCTTTCAAATAACATTGTAGCAAGTGTAGCGTACCATCCAGCGCACAGGAATACTGTGCCTAGTTGGACATCTAGGTTTCCTAGTTCAGTTACTAACCATTGTTTGCTTTGTAGTTGTCCTCTACTAAAACAGTCAGTGTCAATAACTGTATTGTTTATAAAGAAACTTTTAAACGCACTAGTAAATTGTGTATCTACATAACTGTCTAGTATAGGCCAAAGTTTCCATGTGTTGTCTTCTAATATTAATTTACGTAAATCTTCATCATCGACTAATCTAAATATGCTGTGTAAATTTTGTTCTAGTACTGCTTTGCGTAGTTCTTCAATATCGCCTGATACATGATTGGGCAGTAGTCTGAATATACTACTTAAATCTTGATCAATAACTGAACGTCTTAGATCAGCAAGCTCATCTATTTGTGGATACAGTATTTCGTAACGGTCTAATAGTTCATGTGTTGTAACCGCCATTTCAGTTTGTAGTTCACGCAGGGTTAAATCGTCCATCATTACTTTTCACCAATTATCATAAATCGTTTATACAAGTGTGTATCAATTTCACCACTGTAATAAACTTCACTCATTGGATATTTTGCAATAGCATCAGCTAAATCTCGACAACAATTTACATGCTGTGAGTTATCAAAATAATCGTTAGTTTGTAAACACACCACCTTACCAGTGGGTATATTATTAAACCAATCTTCATTCATGTGTTCACAACTGGTATTGATAATAAGATCAGGTTTGACATTGGTAGTAATCGTGTCATTGGTAAGGTTTTTTATTTTTATATCAAAATTATTGTTGTCTTTCCACACAATGTCACTAACGTTTTGCAATGTGCTTTTAAACTTCCATCCAACAGTTTGTTCATAATTAAAGTCATCTGAGATCTCAATACAGTCAGGATCAACTTCCAGATTGTAATAATTCTTAACTCTAAACTTCTCAAATATGTTTTGTGCAACTGTTGCATACCATCCGCCATAATGCGCCACAGTGCCCAGATATTCATCCTGATATATTTGTGACAATTCAGATACCATCCAACATTTACTTTTCATTTGTCCGCGACTAAAGTGATCATTGAGGTTTGCTCGGTGTTGCCATTTAATACTCCAACTACTCATTTTACGTATATACTCACTGTCAACACAATGTGCAATATACTGTAAAACTTTACGGTGATTTACGTGCCCATAACCAGTGTAGTGTGCTAGTATGATATTAAGAAAATCGTCAGTTAAGTCAGTATAGCCACGATGTATTTCACTTGTCAATAAATGCTTAATATGCCAGATGTTTCCATACAGTATGGCTCGTTTAATATCTTGATATATTCTAATGTCAGGATGATTATTAAATTCTAGGTATTCTTCAAGTCCGTGCATCCAGTGTAAATTTGTACTCAGTTCATGATTGACCACATGCGATCCATCCGAACTTAGTTCTGGTTCATTATTACGCTGTTGACTCATCAAATTTCTCCCGTAACCATTTGTAATCATTGATTAAATGCAGAGTTTGTGGCTTGTTTCGATAGTAATTGCCGAAATCTCTACCTTGTTGAGCACCCATAATACTATATTCACCAAAATCAGCTTTAATTCCACGCTCACACCAGATTTTAAGTCTATACTCGTTGTCAGTATTATCGCCATTTGGAATTATACTGGACGCTAGTTTAGTTGTTTCTCTAAACGCACCCTTCCACGTACTAAAAGGATCTGTATTAAATGCTGTGATGTTACTGATCTGAAACTTGGGAACAAATGGGCAACCAATAGTAGTGGTCATGTCTACTTTAAATTCTTCAGATTCCAGTAACTGACGCTTGGGAAATAGTTTAACTGCACCATAACCATACACCAATTTGTTTACTGGGTTTAAACTACGCCAGGTGTATACGCATTTGTCTTCAGTCACACCAGGGTAAACTTCCTTTTGATTACTAGGATTAAACTTAAATGTAAATAATTCGTCTATAATGGCATCTGCATCAACTACATAAAAGTAATTGGTTGAACTTGCTTTTGCACATTCTTTATGTGCGTTTAAGATACCATCAACACCGTGTACACGCTTTGCATGTGGAGCAAACAGTTGTAGTAGTTCAAAGTTTTCGTCTGCTGTGGGTTCATCATAGCTTAAAAATATAACGTCTAACATTTAGATCTCACTTGTATATAAAAGGGTCACGATCACGTAAACTTTTTAATTTACGCTTCAAGGCATAGTGGGCACGTATCTTTCGATATGGCCATAATAGGAAATTTTTTATTTGGGTAAACATACCTGTACTCCATAGTTTTTAGTCCAGCGTGTAGCATCCTGTCTTGTATTTACCAATGGCTCGCCCCTTATGTTAAGACTAGTGTTGAGCAACATTGGACAACCAGTTTCTGCATACCAAGTTTCTAATAGTGTTCTAAATCCGCTGGTATCGTCTTTAGATACAGCCTGTACTCGACTAGTACCATCCAAGTGTATAATAGCAGGGAATTTATCAGGTTGTTTACACTTTGCTGTATATTGCATATAAGGACCAGTAACTCCTTGAAAGTAATCATCAGCATGTTCAGCAAGTATTGCTGGTGCGAATGGCCTGAATAGTTCTCGTTTTTTTAATTTATTGACTCTATCTTTAACATCACTGCCTCTTGGATCAGCTAAAATACTACGATTGCCCAAACTACGTGGTCCAAACTCTGCTGGCCCAGCAGCTACTGCCGCAATTTTATGCTTCTTAAGTTGTTGAATAACATCGTTAACTGGATATTCTCCTTGTATATTATGTCCTAGATATGCTGACGCAAACTTAATATGTGTTTGTTCATGTGCCAACACACACCCTATACTACTTCCTGCATCGCCTGGATTTGGCATAATCCACACGTCTTTAAAATATTTGTGTGCTAGACTATTTGCTACACAATTTAATGCACACCCACCCATTATAACAATGTTTTCTTGGTTTGTCAATGCCTGAGCAGACATTAATAATATATTTAATATTTCTTCATATATAAGTTGGGTAGCGGCAGCAATGTCAGCATAGTCTTGTTCACTATTCAAGGCAGTACGCCAGTCCAAACATCCTCTGTGACAGTTACGCTTGAATAGTGTACGTGGATCTTTTAAACTAGGCATCTTTTTAATAAAGTCATGTTTAATAAGATCATAATACTTGCTGGGATCACCTATAGCCGCCATACCCATGAGGATGTATTCGTGTTCCTGTGGCTTTAGTCCTATACGTTGTGTCATAGCACTGTACCAGATCCCCACACTGTGTGGATAGTTTTGACTCCACTTGCGCTTTAGTTTATTATCTCGACCGGTCCAAATGCTAGTGGTATTCCATTCACCTATGCTATCAATAACAAGCACCGCAGTATTATTGAACGGCGCAGTATAATACCCAGCCGCCGCATGACTATGGTGGTGCGAAGTATACTGACTGCGTGGTGCATCTGTATAAAAGTTTCTCATATGTTTAGTTGGTGACATGCTTGTTAACTGGTCATATTGTCCAGCATATAGTTGTCTAGTTTTTTTCCACAGTGGATTTTCATAATAGTATACACGCTGTGGATCGCCCCACTGTAATGCCTCTTGTAACATATCAGTATTAAGCTCAGCATCATTTTTAACTCTAGTGTAACGCTCGCTGTGAGCACTCCACAATAGTTTTAAATTATCTGATTTACTGAATACTGATAGGCTAGCATCATGGCTCAAGCCTGTCCATCCCCATATAATCATATGGTCGCTTTCTACTGGTGTCATAAATAGTATTTATAATAACATATTATTAGGAAAATTACAACATGAAAAACGTTTACCTGAGTCAGATGAGTCTAGAATTGCCAGGATCAAAATATTACTATTTCCCTTATAGTGTAGGTGTAGTGTGGAGTTATGCTGATGCTATCCCAATATTACATGAAAACTATCAACTTAAAGGACTATATTTTGTTAAAGAAGATATTGATAATATAGTGGACAATATGGAAGAACCTGCAGTACTGGGACTCAGTAGTTACATATGGAATACCAACTACAATGAGGAGTTTGCTCGTAAGGTTAAAGCACGTTGGCCTGAATGTAAAATTATTGTAGGCGGTGCCAACGCACCCGACAGTGATATAATGTATTTTGAAGACAAACCGTATATTGACTACCTTATACACCAGGAGGGAGAGATTAGTTTTAGTGGACTACTCAAGAGCTTTATAGGCGAACGGGATGAAACCCAAGTGCCTGGTATCAGTATAAATCAAAATGGTAAACGTATTACAACAGGTCCCAGTGTAAGAGTTAGTGACTTAACAGACGTTCCCAGTCCTTACTTAACTGGATTGTTTGACGACATTGTTAAAAAATACAATGGACGCAGTGATATGACACTCAATGGCATTATTGAAACTAACAGAGGGTGTCCATTCATGTGTACATTCTGTGATTGGGGAGGTACTACATTTAGTAAAGTTAAGAAGTTCGATATAACAAGAATTGAAGCAGAAGTTAAATGGTTCGCTGATAATAAGATTGAATATATAAACAATACAGATGCTAACTTTGGTATATTTAAAGAACGTGATATGGCTATTACTGATATGCTTATTGCCACAAAGAAAAAATATGGGTTCCCAGAAATATTTGATACAAACTGGAATAAAAATAACAATCAAGCAACAGTAGAGATGGCAAGTAAATTATTAAATGCTGGTATGATGCGTAGATTTACTGCCAGTTTACAAAGTATGAACCCTGATGTGCTTAAAGCCATTAAACGCACAAACTTAAATGGTGCGCAATTGGACAACATTGTAGATGATGCACGTAAAATAGGCATCAATGTTAATACAGAAATGATTGTTGGATTGCCAGAAGAAACATATGAGAGTTGGAAAACTGGTATTTGCGAACTGCTTAAAGACGATTTTATTGTCGAGAGTTATCCACTAGCACTGTTGCAAAATAGTGAAATGAATAACCCCAAGTATAAAGAACAGTATGGTATAAAAACAAAAACTGTAAAGAGTTATTTTAGTAATTATGTAACAGAATGGCAGGACATGGTTGTTGCTACTCGTACCATGGATGAAGAAACAATGAGCCGTGTATGGTTGTGGACCTGGCTCACAAACAAACTTGAAGCAAATGGGTTTACACATCTAGTAAGTAGATACATGGAACAATATCATAATATTCCACAACAAGATTTTTACGAGGCAATGCTAGAAACATTTTTAAATGACGAAGATAGTGTCTATTATCCACATTTACAAAAATGGAGTAAGCATGCACAAGATTTAGAATTTCAATACTTTATAGCAGGATTTGTATATGGTGAAGTATTAGTAGATATTGGCCAGTACCGCAGAGCTAAGTTTTTTAAAGAGGTGTATGAAGTTGCTAATAGTATGTTAAATGAGTTTGATCCACAATTAAGTCAAGTTTTGGACTTGCAAGAAAAAATACAACGACAACCAGAAAACGGAATGCACACCTTAACATGTAATAATAATTTATACGAGTATATTGTCAACAATGCGCCGTTGACATCCCAAAAAGTGCAGTATACAATAACTAATAATGCAATAGAAGATAGATTTGATAAAGACTGGGTTGCATTTATGAACTTTGCACGAAAGAATAAAGGATGGATAAATGACATTGTGGCAACAGCCGTCTAATAGACTTGAGTTTTTAGAAAAAAATTTAAAACCAATAGTGTCAGGTGCAAAGGTTCTGGACTTTTGCTGTGGTACTGGTATGAATGGACTGTACGCACTTGAACATGGTGCAAAACATGTTACATTTACAGATGTTAGACCGGAGACATTCAATGACTGGATAGATACGCAGGGGGTTAACGTTGATTATATTAAATCCAACAACCATGTGTGGAAGTTTTTTGACGCTAATGAATTGCAAAAAAGCCAACAGCTGATAGATATGCAAAATTTTGATATAATAATTTATCACGGACATTTTTATCATGCAAGGAATCATTTTGACATTGTCAAAATGCTTAGTAATTCAAGTGCTAAACATATTATATTTGAAACCAAAACCACACACCATGAAGATTTAATAATGGAATGGCAACTTGAACCAATTGACAGTAAATGGGCAACATGGTCAGATGGCCAGCAATCACAAATGCCAACAGGGCAACCAAGTTGGGGGATCTGTCGTATGCTATTTGAATATCATGGATGGAAGACGTCTGCTAAAAAACGGCAAACTTGGAAATTTTCTGGGTTACCAGCAGACGCTTCTGATCCAAATATGATTCAAGTTAGAGCGCACTTTAGTCGTTAGACCAACTATAAGTTTCTGTATCTTCGTCATAAACAACCGATGCATTTAAAATTTCTGTATCAAAATCTATCTTAACAATCTTACATGTATGTGCTCTTTCTATAAACCAATCAAAGTCGTCTGCATTGCCTGATTCATTGATAGCCAATATGTGGCGACCAGGTGTGTGAATCCAGTCATTAATGTCTACGCTATAAGTACCCACTAAATCATGTTCTTGAGATTTCTCTTTATACCATTCCAAACGACTATGTGTTAATTCTGATTCACGTTCTGCTGTTACTCCTTCAGCTGGAATATTAAATGTAAACCATGGACTTACTGATCTTTTTGGCTCTACATTGTTTGCAGTTATTAGATCTAAATGATTGTCTTGTAAAATCATTTCAATGTCCTTGCCCAAGGTTGCATATGCTAAAAACAAACAGTGCCTGTGTGAGAAGCCACTTGATTTTGCATCTTGGTCTTGTTGAGTTAAAAGCGCTGCTGATTTAGGCCAATCTTCTGCAGATTGATCACTATGTACAACATGCCATGGCTCTAATAATACACTTCTCGCATAATTTTGTAGTGTGCCGTTGTTGTTTATTGCACCTTCTAATGTGTGTATATTATGATTTAGCTCTCTTAATAGTGCGAGTAACTCAGGATCATAATCGCCCTCAGATAGTTCTCCCAGCTCTATACATTCAGCAGCAAATTTGTCATGTATTACATTAAGCAAAGTTTGTTCATATGGAACACTATCCCAACCTTCGGGCAGTGTTTTATTGTAGTCTGTTACTAATTTTTGACAATTTTCCAATACTATATCATGATAGTCTGCTATCGGTAATACTGTAGATGGGCATTCACTATTAATAATAAAAGTAGGTTGGTGCTCTCTGCGCTCATAATATTCTTTCCATATTGCTAACCATTTGTGTACAACGGTGTATCCTGTTTGCAAAGTATAGTCTAAAGAAATACTTTCATTGCCAGAAGCGTATGTTAATTTTACTGTATTCATAATATGAATCTCCTATGTTGATTTGTTAACTATATTTATCTACATTTGTAATTATATAAATAAGTATGTAGTTAATATAGGATTAAACATGAACAAAATAGGATTTATTGGTACCGGTAAATTAGGAATGCCGTGCGCAGAAGCAATTGCACAAAAAGGCCATGATGTTAGTGGATATGATGTTGTTAATCAGCACAGCAAACATGTTACTATGTATCATGACATTGCTAGCTGTGTTAAAGATAGAGATATAGTATTTGTGGCAGTGCCTACTCCACACGACCCAAATTATGATGGAAGAGCGCCAACAGCTCACTTAGACCCACGGGACTTTAATTATGACATAGTTAAGGAAGTATTGGCTGAGGCAAACAAGCACATGAACGACAGCCAATTACTAGTGCTTATCAGTACTGTACTGCCTGGTACTACTAGAAATCAATTTGTAGATTTAGTTACCAACACACGCTTTGTATACAATCCTTATTTGATTGCAATGGGAAGTGTTGCATGGGATATGGTCAATCCTGAAATGGTTATGATAGGCACAGCAGATGGAAGTGAAACTGGTGATGCTAAAGAGCTGGTTGACTTTTATAAAACTATTATGGAAAACCAACCTCGATATGTTATCGGTACATGGGACGAGTGTGAATGTATCAAAGTATTCTACAACACATTTATTAGTGCTAAGATTGGGCTTGTTAATATGATCCAAGACGTAGCAGAAAAGCAAGGTAACATCAATGTTGATGTTGTGACTGATGCACTTGCAAACAGTACAATGCGTATTATGGGGCCACAATACATGAAAGCAGGCATGGGTGATGGAGGCGGATGTCATCCACGTGATAACATTGCACTTCGTTATATGGCACAAGAGCTAGATTTGGGTTACGATTTATTTGATAGTATAATGAATGCAAGAGAAATTCAAGCAAAAAATATGGCAGTAAAATTAGCTGATTTAGCTAAAGAAAATAATTATAGTATTTGTATACATGGCAAATCATATAAGCCAGATGTTTCTTATTTAGATGGCAGCTACAGTTTACTAGTGGGGCATTACTTGCAGGAACTGGGAGTTATCCCTAATTATATAGATCCGTTAACTGGTGATAACTTTGTGCCCACTGACCCAGTTATTATGATGCTTGCTCACAGTGCAAGTACAACATACAACTATGCCAATAAACATACACAAGATAAACTATATTGCAAAATTCCGGATAACAGTGTGGTTGTAGACCCATGGAGGAATTTTACCACAAATAATAGCACAATTAGGATTGTACAATATGGCAACACCAGATAACGCATTGATAATAATTGATATGTGGGACACATATCATCCTGGTCACAATAGATTTCAAAATGTATATGAACAAACTGTCAATCGTGTAGTTAATGTTGTAAAAAAATGGACAGGCCCAGTGGTGCTATCTTGCTATAACACTTATTGGAATGCTGAATATAACGATTGGGAGAAGCCCACACATAATCCATGGAGCCGACCGCATATACTATTGGAAATGGCTGTCAACTCTAAACCACTTGGATTAATCAGTTGGGATAAGCCGGAAGTCATAACACACTTAGTGAATAATCAAGTAAATGAACTATATTATGCTGGAGTAAGTTTTCCTGGATGTGTACAAGATAGAGATTTAGGCATTAATAATATGAAATATAACAGCAATGTGATAATTGATTGTGTTATTGATTTAACCAGTACTGGTTATAACGAACACGAAATAATACACGATACATACCGATATGCATTATCACACAAACAAAGGATTGTAACCAGTGATACCTTGTGAACTGCACAATCAAATTGGCAATCATGTGCCGTATATACACACAAAATTTACTCGTCCACGACAGGCAGATGATGACAAGTTTATATATCTGATCAGTGACACTCATGATGGTAGTGTAAGTGGGAGATATCGTGACCCAAATTATCAATTTTGGGAATGGCTGACAGACGTCACAATTCCGGCTCGGGTAGTACGAGCAGTTAAAGATAAAAAATGTATAATATTAATTGACGACACCCAAGAGGGTCATGAACGATCAATTATTGATATTCGCATTAAACTTTGGTGTCGGGCAAACGGATTTGATCAACAGGATCATGATCACATTGTATACATGACAGGTAATTTAAATTATCACCCAACTAATACATACACTGTGATAAGTAAGCCGTTTATCGTAGATGTATGTCGTTATGTTTGGTTTGATAACTGGGGTAGTGGTGTAGATCGAATAGCTGATAAAAAAAGATTTACTCGTATTTGTAAAGAAAGGCAACTGGCTGATTGGCATTATAAATTTATTAGTTTACAGCAACGCCCTAGAAGATTTAGAATTGAGCTTAGAGATAAATTAAGAAGCCGTTATTCACAATCTGAAAGTATATGTACAATAAAACAAGGCTCGGCTAGTGACGATCTCAGCAATGCAAGTGGTATTGAAGTTAGTCCATATGACACTAATATTGATTCTGAATATGGTTGGCCACAAGTAACAACTGAACACTTCATACACATACCATATGCTGTAGTAAGCGAAACAAATTTCTATGGCACGGAAAAAAAGTTAGTGACAGAAAAAGCAATTAAAAATTTAATATACCCGCAACCGTTTGTTTTGTGCGGATATCAAAATCAAATTGAAGACCTTAGGCAAATGGGCTTCCAGTTATATGATGACTTAGTGGACCATACTTATAACACATTACCAGACGAACAACGGATGGATGGATTAATTAATGAACTGTCTAGACTGATAGATTTAACTCCAGGTGACTATACTGCGCAAGCACTGCATAATCGCAATGTTGTCGCTACTAGCGATTGCTTTGGAGAAGTGTACAGGAATTTAGTTGAGATATTGTTGGATTGAATCGTATATACGATCTGCAATAATTTGGTTTCCAAGTTTATTGTAGTGACGGTCAGTCTCACTTATAACATATTTGGACGAGTCATTTGGATCGGGCAAAACAACTTCTGATATATCAATTGCTTTTAATCCCAATTTATGTATATAGGCTCTGATACGTTGCATATCTGCAGAGCAAACCATACTACTTTGGACAGCATTCTCTCCCCATAAAAAAACTTTAATGTTGTTTGCTTTACTAAAGTTGGATAGAAATACAAGATTGCGTTCAAAATTATTAAGATCTGTTACTGGATTTGATAAATGAATATAACTTCTCCAATCTTCGTTAGCCATAGCTTTGTTAATAACACTTGGAAGTAGACGCCGAGATTCTATTTTACTTTCATATACACTCTCTTTTCTCCAATTTGGATTATCGTAATTGGCTGTTAAACTATAAAAATGTTCACGCCGATTGATAGGTGGGATATTGATTACCATAATTTTGCTATTTTTTAACTCTATTCTATTATAATATTGGGTTATGACCCGTGTTATCAGATCCATACTACCACCTGGTGATCCTATATTTAATGCTAAATGATCCGACTGTAATTTATTTTGTATCATATTGGTGAACACATCGTTGTATGTCAGACCTGGTCCATATGTAAAACTGCACCCAAAAAATGGTATGATAGTTTTATTTTTCCAATCAGTGTCCAATGGGGTACGTGTTGAATCTTCAATTTGAAGAGCTTCGTCGAAGCTGTATGAAAAATTACCGGGTATCAAATGGCTAGGGACTTCTTTTTCATTTTCCATAATATGACCCCACACTGGATGCTACACTTTTCCAAGTTGCATTTGTTTCAACACCACAGAACATGCTGCATACTCGTAGGCGTTTATTTTTTATATTATTATCCTGCCAGGTGTCTGGCCAACGATGTTGAAATATATCGCCATCCACAATATTTTGTAATGTAGTATGGTTTAAGTCCATATTGTTTCGACCTATATCACTAACAAACTTTCTTAGCTGATCGCTTTCGGGATTATTGGGCGCATACAATTTCCCAGCAGTCATACAACATGGAAATACTAGTCCTTCACTGCTTACAAATACTCCACGAGTAGGTATTATTTGACATTTTATTTCAGTTTGACCAAGTTTAATTTCCCAATCAGTTAAAGTGGTATCATCATATTTTTTATTATATGCCGGACGCTTGTATCCAGTTGTGGTATCTAAGTCAGCCTTTTCGAAACTCATAATATGTGTTCCTATGTCAAACTCATCATCAGTAGGGGCTTCAATTGAATATATCTTATTGTCTTGATCATTGTATACATTAAATTGTTTAGTAACAGTGCCACTGGATGCGTCATCGTTAAACCCAAAGGCCTGTTTAGGATAAAATTTATCAATACCCAGCGACTTGCTTAACGCCCTAGCTTCTTCAATTTGATGCTGATTATGTTTGAATACTAAAAAATGCCATTCACTGCCACCTGGACCTTTTTTATAATTCTCCATGGCCATCATAATCTTATCCCAATGTGTTCCTCGACGATATATCCAATTGGTATTTGCAAGCCCGTCAACACTAAAGGTTATGTGTCCATTAGGTCCAATTAATTCACTAAGTTCAGTCCAAAATTCTGGTGTGCGGCCACTAGCATTTGTGTTTACAGTAAACATTATGTTTGGATTTATACTTTTAGTATAACGCATAATATCCAATAACTCTGGATTGGTCATACTATCGCCATAGTTTCCACACATACTCATACTCGACAACTGACGTAAAAATGTTTGCGGGAACCAAGCTGTAAACTGTTTAAGCGTAACATAGGTTTCAACCATATCAGTTTTTACACCGCCATTGTGCCGTCGATTACATATAGCACAAAGTGCATTGCACAAACTACTGCTCTCAAAGTCTAAATGTAATATTTGATTATAATTATACATTATATATTCCTTTAAACTCCGGCAAGTAATCAACAATTGTATGGTTTCTTATAAGATCAAGCCGCTGAGTATACTCGATTGCCTGTTGCCATTTAATTTCATTGTCAGGTCCACCAAACATATTTTTAAACTCTTGCACTTTCCAATCTTCAAATACTCCTTCAAATGACTGATGTATTTGATCACGCATTCGTTTAGGTAGGGCAGCTGGAGATAAGATATCTGGATCGTATACATAATTATGATGTACCCAAACACCATGCTCATGATAAAAGAAGTTGTAAAATTCTGGAATTGATGTATAGTTCATCCAGGATACTGTCTGAGTAACATCTAGTTCAAAGTCTTCTTCTTTAAGTCGCAAGAAGTTCTTCATCACGATATCCCATTTAGTTGGGTATCGGATGTAATGATTTCTGTCACCCAAATCGTCGATGCTACAACTAATCTTCACATGATCGAACTTGCGCCATAGTGCAATGATATCTTCATTCATGTTAGTCATGTTGATGTTGTACCACAGTTTGATATCTGTTTTACCCATCTCAACTAAACGCTCCAAGAACCTAAAGTGTTCTTTGATTAGTGTTGGCTCTCCACCATTAATGTAGAATGTTTTAACATTGTCACAGTGCTGTAACAAGTCTTCCCAAAATCCTTCACGTTCTGGCCATCTAAATCCTTGCATTGTATCATAGTTGTTTATTTTAAATGATAAGTTTTTTTGCAGTTGGTCATAGTCATTGCGCCATTTACTACTACTGGCTGGATTGCAACTACGACACGCTACATTACAAACGTTACCTAAACGTAACTCAACAAACTCAAGTTGTACATCATTGATATAACCAGTTTCATCTATTACATCACGTGCTACTTCCGGCGTATAATGTGGATAGGATTTAATTTCCTCCAGCCGTTTACTACTCATTCCTTTGGCTTCTTCGCTAAAACATCTCATACATGCTTTGGGTACTTGCCCATTCAATGACTGTAATCGTGCAGTTTTAAATGTATCACTATTCATCGTATCATGTACTGTATCAACATTTAAATTAAAATACTTGTTGTCTGTGCGACTACTGCTGATAGCGCCGCGATGGTCTGCAATGCAACAATGTGTTACGCCGCCATGTGGGTGGGTAGCTAAGTGTTGAAACAGTAATGGACAAAATGTGTCTTTTACCATTTAATGTCCTCCATTAAATGCCAGTAGGGCTTAAACATTTCCCATAGCTCAGGAAAAGTTTCTTGAAAATTTTCATTACGATATTGATCAGCTGAATTTGTTTCTCTTATAAAATCCCGCCAGTCCACATAACTAGTTGGTGTTAATACGTGATTTATCAATGGCTGTATTTGTTGTTGAAATTTGTCTTCGTTCCAATCGGACAGTCCATAATTTGAAGGGTACTTAATCTTGTGTAGATAATGCTCTTTAAGATCAGCTGGCATAGTATTACTGCTATAATAGCTAGGATAATGTATAATATTATTAAAGATATTGAATGTACTATAATGTGTGCCATGATCGATATCAGGATAGTTTTGTTCAAAAAACTCATGTATCTCTCGTATGTAATACATATTAATCTGACTAATAGTAATTGTGGCACCCATATTAAAATTTTCATGTTTCTGAAACATTTCATAAAATCCGTCTAGATTTTTCTTTACCTTGTCCCAGTTATTGCCATGTCTAAGGAAATCAAAGTGTTTACCAATTCCATCTATACTGACATTCAAACCTAAAGATTTAAAGTTTTCTCGTATCTTATTGCATAACTTTTCATTAAAAATTGTACCATTTGTACTCATTGCCAGTGTTATATGTTTACTATTGCCATTGGCGATAAGTTTATCTATTAGTATATGAAATTCTTTCATGTAAAACGGCTCGCCGCCCATAATTTCCAGACGCTTTACTGTACTACTCCATTCGTCCAATTCTTCCCAAAATTTACTGTCAGTAATACTCTTATCAACTTCTAAATTATTGAACTCATATTTTTGTTCACCAGTACGGTGTTTAAATTCATCAATCCATTTTGTACTACAATAAGGACTACAGGTACGGCATTTTAAGTTACACACATTGCCAACACCCAATTGAATGTCAAGATACCGTGTTGGCTCACTATCATAATCCAATGTATTGTGTTGTTGTATACTAATTGAATCACCTTGTTGTATCGTATTCTTTAGTGTGTCCTTGAGATATGCTGTTTCATACATTCTTTTACTAATTTTACCATTTTCTTCATCTTTCCAACAAGTACTACAATTACTGTGTTTCTCACCACGGCGCATGCTATCACGTAGTTCCTGCATACTACTACTGTTGATTGCTTCTGACAGACTAGTATGTTTAATATTGACAATATCGCCGTCATGGCGTACTAAGTCACTGGCAATACAACAACTTCGTAATGCTCCAGACGTTTGTATACTAGTATGCATCCAAGGTAACGGGCATTTGGTATCAGTGTTGCTCATGCATAATTTCCTTTTTAAAATGTGGAATAAATTCTGGCCATAATTTTTTCCAATTCAATCCACGACGTTCATCTAACTGTGTCATATAACGTAATAAGTCATGTTCAAAATACCATGATGTGGCTGGTTTTTCATTCATAAAATCAATACACGGTTGCAACATTGTATTAGCCAAATCGTTACCGTGCTGTATAAATGTAGTCAATCTGTCTGTATACAATTTCTTAATACTGTCTGGTAAATTTTGCACACATAGTCGGTTAGGCCCATAACATAAATTAAAAGTTATACCATTAATACCTTTGGATCGATCGATTTTACACTCAAGCTCAGTTGTTAAAAAATTTAAAAACTCTGGCAGTACTCCAATACTCAGTGATGTAACTGTAATTTGTGGCCTTATTACTATGTCTGGATATGTTAGTACTTCTTTCCAATTTTTTACAATAGTATCCCATTTGGTGCCGTAACGTTGATATTCTGCATGTTCTCCCATCATATCGACACTAGCTCTGATTTCAACTGACTTAAAGTTTTTCCATATATCAAATACATTACGCTTTTTATACCTGAGTACACTTAAATTAGTATTGTACTCTAGTCTAATATTTTTAGCAAGGTCTTGCTCTATTAAATAGTCCAAGACAGTATAATGATATGGGGTAAGCAAAGGCTCACCGCCTGCAAAGTATACTATATCTAAATCTGAACCTACAATTTTTAAAATCTCAGCTTCTGCAGCATTGTTTATTTCAATAAACTTTGGACTATTAGGTTCCACACCAAAATCTATTGCAAGACCGTCTTCATACCAGCTACTGCTAAGACCATGATAACACATAACGCATGCCATGTTACATGTATTACTACTACGAACATCTAGATATTTAATATGAAAATCTGGAGTAAGGTTATCAGTAATGAATTCTCCATATCTGTTATTTAAACTAGTGCGTAGACTGCCGCCATCTTGATAATATTTTTCTTGATTATAACATACACTACATGCTGGTTGTTTTTTGCCTTCCAATAGATTTTTTCTAAATCTCTGAGCAATATCACTGTGCCATGCTTGTTGTATCGTCATTTCATGTGTATTGCCGTATGTAACTTCAGGCTCTAATGCAGTACAGCATGGATATACTTTACCATCAGGCTGTACGTGTAAATGTGTCCAGGGTGCGGCGCAGATCGCTTTGTTATCTTTAAATCTATCGGTCATCTATTAAGTCCTTGATTTCAGGCAGGATATCGATGACATTTTCATTTCGTATCTCATCTAATTTTTTTGTCCAGCCAACAAACTCATCAAACTTATCTATATTTTGATCTAGTAAAAATTTTTGATACATTCTTAGATTATTCTTAAGCAATGATGTGTTGTATTCTGGTATATCATCTTGTATATATTTATTGACCTTTTCTACCACTTGATTTTTTAAATGAATCGGTAATACCTGTGTGTTTAATAACTCAGGAAACTGTACCAGATTAATATTAATCATATCACCACAATCTACAAACTTCTTGTCAATGCAATATTTAATAAAGTCAATACAATGAAATGCATTGTATATACTTACAGTGCATGATATTGACAATACAATATTAGGACAGTGTAATTTGATATGCTCTATGTTTTTCTCAATTTGGTTCCAGTCAGTGCCAGCACGTATGTATTCAGCATGCTTTCCATAACCGTCTAAACTGGCATCAATCCTTATATTTTTAAAATTCTGCCATAGATCAATCAAGTTGTATTTTTTATAAGCAAGTGTGCTCATATTAGTATTATAACTTATATTAATATCAGTTCTATTATTAGCAATAAGGTACTCTAGAATTTTGTAATGTTCATCCATTATTAATGGTTCGCCACCAGCAAAGTAAATATTTTCCACAGTGTCAATCCAAGTTTCGATATCTTCCCACACTTCTTCCAGAGTATTTTTAACACGTGTTATGCGTGGCCAGGTACCACCTGTATACAGTTGTTCCCATTCGTCTTTCCACTGACTACTAAACGTTGGGCCACAACTTCTACATTTAAAGTTACATATGTTGCTAAATCTTATATCCATGTATGCCATATCAACTTTGTCCACAGTGCCATCTGGGTGTGTAGTATCCACATTTGTAAATTTATGACTGAATTGAGCGTTCATGTTTTGACGCATACTTGTTCCGCCACTGTTTTCAATATTATAACATTTGTTACATGCACTGTGTTTCTGATTGTTTATCATTGACACACGCAACTCTTTCATACCATCACTATTCCATATATCAGTAAAGGTTTGATCTCTACTGTTTCCTAATTTGTAATTGTAATCAGCCATACAACAAGGATACACATCGCCATTGGCAAATGCGTGTAAGTGTATCCATGGGAGTATACAAAGGTTATTATTCAAAACGTTTCCACCAATTATACAACTCATCGTCGTTGCGATATATATCTTCTAATCTAAACTGTTCCTGGCGTATTTGGTCTAAACGATCCTGATACCCCTTGCCATTCTTAAATTGTTGTTCATGTGTGTCTGGAAACTGTTCATCAAATGTTGGTCTATTTTTCATTTCACGCAGTGTATTAATTAAGGTCTGCTGTCTCCAAGTAGCACGTGGTTCCATGTATGCAAGTAGTTCATCAATATGCCTGTGTAATATATGTTTGGGCCAAGCGAATGGACTAAACACAATATCCGGATGGAATGCAAACATAATTTTAGTTTCCATACTTACATCTAATTCTAAACTCAGATCAAATAAATCACGTAAACTAAACATACCAGGACCAGTGATAGTTAAATCAAACCGCATTTTTTCTTTGCCACCTGGCAATTCCAATCCTTGCTTAAAGTTTGCTAACCACTCTTCCCATACGATCCCTTTGCGTATAAACTCTACAATATCTCCTGTGCCGTCAATACTTGCACACATTAGCCAGTCTTTAAACTGTGGTAAGTAATCATACAAGTTTTTTCCCTTGAAGTCAATCCTTGAAAGATTACTATTATAACGCAAATAACAGTTTTTAGCACTACCGTTAGTAGTCATCTCTTCTAATGCCCACCAGTGTATATCATACATAAGTGGCTCACCGCCTACCCAGTATATTTCTTCTACAATACCGTCACTAATGGCTTGTTTAAATTCAGGCTCAGCAACATCTTTCTGAAAGGCGTTCATTTTACGTTTTACTTCAGGAATCATAAATGGCTGATGTTCTGGGCTCCACATGTCATGCTTTTTCTTTTCAGCTTCCCATGCACTTGAGAGTTGCTCTCCACACATACGACACTTGAAGTTACACAAGTTCGAGTAACGATAGTCAAAGCTAATAGTGGGCATTGTAGTATACCCATCATCGTCAGTTTTGTCAAATGCTTCTTGAATCTTGTCTTTAAACAATACACCAGTAAACCACTTACGGTAACTACTAATACTTAAAATATCATCATTACAAACATCACACTGACTAATACGTTCTCCAGCCATTAGCTTCTTGCGAATATCTCGCATATAAGGAGAGTTCCAGTGTTCAGTTAATGTTTGTGGATTAAATTTGTCGGCTTCGGTTTCGCTTTCACGTATCTCCCCGTACTTTTCATCATTTGTAGCATCAATATATTGTTTTTGAAAACTATGCTCTTCTCTACTAGCACAACACATACGCCGTTCGCCTTGTGGTGATATGTAGGTGTGTGTCCAGGGTGCCATACAGAAAGTTTTGTTTTCACTTTCTTCATTACAGCTGCCATCATCATTCCATATAGGTATATTACGCTTCATCTACAGATATTCCACCCAGTCCGTCTGTTTCAGTATCCCAACCCCCATGAAATTTTTGTTCACTGTAATCTTCATGTTCATGCTCATCATCACCGCCTGCATATTCTTCAGTAGTGGCTGGATCACCAGCTCTATCACTTACAAACATAATTTCTTTGTTTTCAATTTGTTCTCGAGTTGGTACAACAGCATCAATACTTTCAAACCATTCAGCAAATGGACCGGGGAAAGTTTCCACGAAATTTTTATTTCTACGTATGTCATACTGTGCAAAGAATGCTTTAAAATCGTTGTATAGTTTGGGCATGTCTGCTGTATTTTTATGTGGAGTTTTTACAATATCCAAATAATTAATTAATCGCTGTATACTTTCTTTCTCAGCATCAGTTAACATATCAATTGGACGATCACTATCAAACCAATCTTGTAATTTATCTTTATAGTATGATTTTATTTCCACTGGAATAATTGCACAACTTTGGAAGCTAGGAAAACGTAAAATGTTTAATGTCATTGTCGGCGCTCTGCGACCATATTCTTCGCGAAGATCTAACATTTCATCCATAAACTCTGTGATTGTAGTTAAGCATAGTGCATTAATTGTCATCATCATGTGTACTTTACTAACATTAGATTCTTTTAGCACTCGATGTATATTATTCATCCATAAGTCATATCGCAATCCATCACGTATGTATTCAGCTTGATCTTTTGCTGCTTCACAACTTGTATAGATTTCAAAATTTGGAACGTGCCAACTTTTATCAATTAACTTGTCCAATACCTTGGGTGTTTCTGGACTAAGATTACTATTAATAGCAAACCTCATACTTCTGCCACGTTGAGGGTTTTGCTCAAACCAGTTAAACAACTTCCAAGTACTGGCATGCATGATTGGCTCTCCGCCTGTAATGCGTATTTCTTCCAAATTATCTGCTAGCCCAGTTTCCCACCATTTGTGAAATGCTTGAATATACGGATTATTTGCTTCTTTTTTGGCCGCTGGTGCAGCCCATGGAGCAGTGTCGATGAAATGTCCACGACCATCACTCTGTATATTTTGATATGCACCAAATGTGTTAATGTCTTTAACCCATGCTGTACTAAAAGCAGGATTACAATAACTGCACTTTAAGTTGCATGCTCTATCAAAACTAATCTCAAGTGTACGTAACATAACATTTTCGTCCCAATTAGCTACCGCACTGTCAGTGATGTCTTTATCTGAAAATATCTCAGTTTTAAATACTCTATCAGAGATATTGTTTTTACCCATATCTTCTACTTTCCAGCAGTACTCACACTCACTGGGACGTTCACCCTCTTGCATCATCTTACGCATCTTTTTCTTATGTGGCGTATTATGAATTGCTGAAGGATTATCTTCTAGTTCTTCAAGAGGAATCCAATGGCCCGGCGGGTGATGACAACTTGTAGTTTGGCCGTGTCCTAACCAAATAGTAGCATTGTACCATTTTGCAGCACAATACGATTTACTAATCGGATCAATTATACGCTCTTTAAATTCATGAAGGGTTTCGCCTTCCCAATGCTTACGGCCCATATTTTTTTTCCTTTAATTTTTTACAGCGATTCCAAAACTCAGCCATTTCTGGAAATGTATCCAGAAAGTTTAAATTTCTTCGCTTGTCGTATTGAGTAAAATATTCATAAAATCGAATAAAGTTATCGTTTCTTTTCTCTTCATCAATATTTAGTCCCTCTTTGGCCCATGCTAAGTCACGTTCCATTTTAGCAACTTCATAATTTTTAAATCCAGTATACTTGCGTCCGTACTCGTCATCAGGCAAGACGTTGTCGTGCATAAAGTCGATATTTTCTTGTATAAGACTACGCATTGATTGATCAGCTAGTTGAATAGTCATCCAGTCTGGGTATCTTAAGTATGGTGTATCAAACCATATGCGCTGACGGCGCTTACGAATAAATTTTGGATGTACAAATCCGTTTCTATCTGGCGGCTGTATCTCAATATCAGTCTGATTTTCATAACCAAATTCTTCACGCAGTTTTAATATCATATTCAAAAATCCACGTAGGTTTGGAATACTTAATAAATTAAACGTATTGATGAAAGATATTTCAGTGCCGTTAGTTTCACTTAGTACCCGTCTGCAATTGTTATACATTGTGTCAAAATCTAAACCATCACGCATATACTCTGCCTGATCACCAACTCCATCTACACTAACATATAAACTAAAGTGCTTGCAAGCTGGTGCTACATACCATTCATTACCACTGTCTGGATTAAGATTTATATGGTCTTCCCATACTCTTACTTCTTCTAGTTTACGAATTTTGTCAATGAACTTATCCATCAAACTGTTTGATGGGGGACACATATTACTAGTGATACTTAAATCTAATTGTGGATTAGGGTTATCAATGACATAATCTAATACTTTAAAAGTATTGTTGTCCATAAGAGGCTCGCCACCGGTCATGCGAAATACCTTTAGTCCACGGTATATATCTGGGAACCATTTCCAAAATGCCTCAACATATGGATTATCCTTACGTGCGACTTCCAATGGCATTAGCCCACTACGTTTTAGATAGCTTGTGTCATTGTGTCCTGTGCCATTGCTAAACCAAAATCCACCGTTCTTTTTAACATCTTCTTCCCACGCACTACTTAGGTGTGGACTGCAATAGCTACATTTTAAATTACATGCTTGGTTAAAATTTACTTCTACATAACGTGGTTTGATGTCATGATCCCAGGGATTATTAACAACTTCATCCCATGCATCTTTAACCCACCATTCGCTTGAACGGTAGTGCCGGTCACTAAGTCTACCATCTTGTGGTGGGTTTGGTGCATCTTCTACATTCCAACAGTACTCACATCCTTTGGGCCGCTCACCATTTAGCATTTGCTTTCGCTCTTGCATTTTAAATTTTGTATTATGCAATGCATTGGGATTAGCTTTAAGTTCATCCAATGGAATCGCATGTGTGGGAGGATGGTAACAACTATGTGTTCTTCCTTGTGGTAAGTGCAAACTTACCTGTAACCACTTTGCCATACACATTGATGGAGAAATTGCGTTTAGTTTTTCTCGTGCTTCTTTTGCACTGTTAAAGTAGTCCAATACTTTATCCTTCTAGTGAATCAATAACATCGTCTTCACGCACCATTGCGGCCATGCGACTGGGATTGACATATACCTCTTTAAAAAACTTACTGGCTTTGTCATCCATGTCCGCTATCTCTAATTCTAACTCGTCCTGCAAAATTCGACCCAAGCGTACAGTTTCAGCTTTTAGCTTGTCTATATTGTATCTATATCCAGTTGCTGGACACAGTTCTCCTTCAGGATCTGCAAATTGTGGCATCACTGTCTCAGTCCAAAACTTAGTATGCCATTTGAAGTCACGCACATCACGCCAATCCCAGGCATCCCTATCCAAGTTAGTCATATAACATCCTAACCTTGCACCATACACTGCCCATAATCCATTGATTACATCTTCACCAACACTCATCCATACTAACATACGCTGGTAGTTTTTACGATGTAATTTTTTAAGAGCTCGCTTATCAACAATGTTTCCGTCTTCCAAACTCATCTTACAGCCTTCACGAAATCCTGCACGATATGCTTGGTACGGGCTACCATTGTTTGCAACATCACAGTAGATATTATTCATTTGTACATAGTTGATGTTCCAGCAAAAGTCTACTTGTGCATGTGTATCATTCTCAGGAGCCGCTTCGTGTGTACGCATTGCATTTACAACATGTACTGGCCAACACTTGATACCACCGTTGCCGTATACAAGTCCGTTTACTGCATTTTTGCCTGCCCAACTAATAACATCATTATCGCCGATTTGGTCCATATCCAACTCGACATTAAAAAAGTCACCACGCACGACATTATCTGCATCAATGGTGATAAATCTATCAGTTTCAACCATTGCTGCGGCCGCTTTGTGTGCCGCATCACTACCCCATACTCCATGACTGCGTAATGCCCAAGGACATTTTTCCAGTAAGTCTTGATAATTTTGATCAGCATTTGGTTCGTCGTAACTAATGAATACCACGTCAAATTCGTTAATGGGTACTATTTTACTCATGTATTGTTTCCTTTAATTGAAAATATAACTCTATGTTTTTTGTGCCATAAGAAGTAATCGCTTAACTTTCCTTTTACTTTAACTACAGCCTTTTTCTTTGTTTTTAAATCTCGTATGTTTATTGGTATGCTTCCATAGTATTGATCTGGGGTATTACCAGTTGCATGCAATAATATCTTATCTTCGTACAATCCAATATCAGCCAACTCACCACTACTTAGTGTTGTAGAAAATGTAACAATGTCATCATGTTGAGTAATACTAATATGACTGTACTTTAAATCTTGTTCGCATGTTCGATTGAGATAGCTTAGATTTTTAACTAGACTCTGTTGAACAATGTTTAATGAGCTGTTAAACACTTCCATATAATAATTCTTAAAGCACCGGCGTGTAAGTATGCCAATATCTGATAAACTAACATGTTGTCGTATATTAGAAATGTCGTAGATTACGTTTCCAGTATCTAGTAATTCTTGTGCGTCAATTTGGATAGTTGCAATTAGATAATCTGGTGCGTTATATTTAACTATATGTAAAGACAAATCATTTTGATCGTCAACTACTATACGCTTATTAAATGTCATACTACTAAGTTTTCGTATAGCCTCTGGGTTTACTTCTACTACCAGTTTACTATTACCAGCATATACTGCAACCTTAATATCCCACTCTGCAGGCTTAGATCTTGGCAGTTGATATAGAAATTTTTCACTACTACGCAATCTTAAAGTATTGCCCTTTTCAACAACACTTAAATTGTTATCGTCATTGAATGATACTATATAATCATTCTCATTTTTATGACCTTTAAGTATTTGTTCAATAAGATCGCTGTTAGATATAATATACGGGTTAAACGATTCAGACATGTCTGCGTCTTGATCCAATACAGTAGTTATATTACTAATTGCACCAGTCCATTCATCATAAAAAACATAAAACTGTTTAGTTGATTTTGATGTTGATATCTCTAACACGTTGCCTATACTCTTCTAATATTTCGTCATCTAAAAATTGGTCACTACTGTAACATATTATACCGTTTACTCGATGGTTACTTATTTTTATAACTCCATCAGACACCCAATGGCTCATATATTCTACCCAGTCCAATGGAAGATCCTGATCATCAAGTGTTATGTTATCCAGTCTTAATAATGTATATGGAATGTTACCATGTATATTACTCTCTTGACCTAATAGTTTGATTGTAATATTAATTAACAAGTTAAGATCAAAATAATTAGGACGATTTTCTGTAACAAATTGCACATATACACGACGAAACTCTTTAAGAACAACATCCAGCATCTTGAAGAATTGCTGGGATTGTTCATTCTTACCAAAGTAAAATACGTCAGTATAGTAATTGGGTATCTTGTTTTTATCATGAATATAAAATTGTGAAACAGTGGGTGAAATCTCACCCCTATAATTTACTGTTTGGGTGTTAAAAACATAGTCGTGTTGTGTTACATTATTCCAAATATCATCTAACGGTGCAGTAACAAGTGTATGTCTATCAAAGTAAATAGTCTGTTCATATGGGCTACAGCTATAAATTTGCCATAGATTAATATTAATATCTTCAGTTGGGTCAAAATTACCATATGGAAGTTCTACGATACTATCAAATGCATTTTCAAATTTTTGTGGCACATTTTCAAATTTTTCCACAACTAAACAAACCTCACGAGTTGGATCAATTAGTTTTAAACTACTAGCAAGTGCCACTGCTTGTTTAATTTGCATATCGCCAGCAGATTTATCAGCAATTGTAATATATCCCTGTGTCATGTAATTGCTCCCAAGAGTGCTGTATAGTTGCGATCAATTGATCGTTTATTCATCACATGTAAATTTCGACTATAATTTCTTGTTAGAATATCTTTCCATGGTTCTTCTCGATCATTAGCTAAAAATACCCAGTCAGTAGCACTTTTTATTTCAACTAATTCATCTTTTTGATCCATATATTGCATTGGGCCATCAATTATTTTATGTATTATACTACCGTCAGCCATACCATTCATAATATGGGTAGCTATACTTACACAAAAGTCTGTACGGTACATATTACCCGGCATATTATATAAAAACTTGTAGAAACTATATTCTTGCTGACAGTGTGCCCATATATCAAAAAACATATCACTGGTTTCGCTACGGTCAAAATAAACTACAGTACTCCACCACATTGGGATACCAACTGGATTTAAATACTGTTCATATAAATGTGGTAAATCGCCACGTAAATCACATGCAGAATTATACATACCAACATGAATTTCATCTTGCTCAAACAGATAGTCTAGGGTATCATTACGTACAATATAGTCAATATCCAATAGTAATGTCTTATCAAATGGGGAGTACTCATTGATCAAATGCTTATTACTATTCTGGAAATGACTATCAAAAGTAGTCCACGGACTATCATAATGCGTTCTTATGTTATCAGCTTGCTTATCATTTGTAATTACTATTTCATCAAATGCACTATTAAGTATATCAGGATCTTGACTTTTCTCTAACCAAGCATAATCTCCCTCACTAGTAATGAGGCAAGTGTTGTTGTTTTTCATATGCTTTTTTACATACAAGGCAGCTAGCATTGCTAACTTTACATAATCTATTTCACTGTTGTTATATGCAAAAAAGCAGCAACCGTTATAACTCATTTACCAGTCCATTGCTTTCTTAATACTTCTTGCTTTTGAAAGTTTGTTTGATTCTATTAAAAATTCATTCATTGATTCATTATATTTTCCAAATGCAATTTCTTGAAACTCATGTAGGTCATCAATTTCAATTGGATTGTCTCTACTATCCTGTACTACAGCCATAGTAAGATCGTTTGCTAACAGCGTTTCAATAAAGCTGAGTAGCGTTTGATTTGCACGCCATGTACCTTTGTTATGCATGAACGTCTGTTGCGTTTCCATTCTGATTTTGAGGTTTTTCTTTTGATTTTCTATTGTCATTCGATAATTAGAAAATTCCAATGCTTTTTCTAAGCGGTCATCCATAGTGTTTCTACCTCCGTTTACGGTTATTTAACTACTACTATAACTTATTTATGATTGTTTGTCAAGCGGATTAGCTGTCATTACCTGAATTAAAATCTTCAATGACACTAGCTGTTGGTCCAGTTACACTGTAAGTGACTGAATTTTTTGTAATACTGTTTGGTTGATACACCTTGGCATAATATGTTGTTGTACCAGTAATAGGATCTGCATTGTATGCACTATCGTCCATAACACATCTAATTTGTATCTGATGTTCGCCTGAACCAGTGGTTACATATTTTGCATAAAATCTAGCACGTAAACTTGCATATCCGCCGCCGCCATAGCCTCCACCGCTGGGTGTTGCACTACTGTAGATAGTTTGAAAACTATCAGTTAAATGATAAAAGCCTTTAGCATTGCTAATTCCACCTGTACCACTTTGTAATGTATTATCATGATTCATACGAACTGTACCTAACTGTTCGCAAATACTATTCCAATTTAGATATCCATTGTTTGAAGCATTGCCTGTCATATCTAAACTAAATCTTATTTGTCCGCCACTGTTGAAGAAGTATCTGGCTTCACTATAACTAGAGAATGTGTATGCAAAAATTCCTTCTAGTCTGGTAGTCCAATCAGTTGATCTTACAAAATTAGCAGAATTTAATTCACTAGCTTCAGTTGATCCCACTGATAGATGAACATTATTTTGAAATAAATTAGTGTTAATAAGAGTTTCGATCGTGTTACCGTCATTTGCTGTAATACTTTGACCAGTTGCAACATTGGTAATTTGGGTAGTATCGCCCACATGTGTCAATGAAGCATTAGTGCGATCGATTAAACTATTGGTGTGTACGCTTTCAACCAGTGTACCCGCTGCTAAATTATTAATTACTGCACTGTTACCGTAACCAAACCTATGTGAAGTGCGATTAAAAACTACCACTCTTGTTGCTGCTGGAACGGCTGTAGTAAATGTAATAGTATTAGCACTATAATCAATAGTATAGCCACTGCCAACTTTGGTTTCATATCCAATCACTACCACAATAAAATCTGTTGATTCTACATTTGAAGTAAATGAGAAAGGACCAATGCCTGGGCTTACTGATGGATGGTCAGTTTCATGTATTGAAAAAATTGCATTACAGTCTGCGGCATTATCAATATTACCGCCACTAAATGTTGCATCATATGCTCGTCCGGTATAAACATCAGCAAAACACTTATTGCATAAATCTGCAAGAGCATTATACTGTGATGCTTCAATTACCTGACCGATGCTAACTGCCACTTTACTTGACTCCTACTACAATTTCAATTAACCCTGGCTCTTGATTTATTTTAGCATCAAGGGCTCTACCAATTATGTGCTGGTATGTACAATCTTCGCCATCACTAACTGCTCTGGCATGACCTGGGGTACTTGAAGTGACTAGTCTGTCTCCTTTGTTGGTTGTTCCTATTACTTTGCATGGTACTCGACCTGCAAGTGCAATGTACGGATGTGTATCATCTGTTCCTGCATTTGAATTTAGCATAAGTCCTGGATTAGTTGATACAACTCCAAATACTGCGCTTGAACATTCAGTACTACTGGTGGTTACTTCTTTTTCGCCACCCAAGTCTACAACTGTACCGTATGCAATTGGTTGATCTGCTTCATAACGTTCTGCAAGGTCAGCATACTGTGCTGAAGTAGCAGTACCATTAAACAAGTAACTTGAACCGTTGTTCATGTTAATACCTTGCTTTAATGTTGGAAACTGTGTATTAAGTAATGTAGTTCCATTCTCCAAGTACTCAGCTGTTGCACCGGCTGTGTTTGGTGCCCAATCTGCCGCATCACTACTAACAATTGAAACAATTTCACCGTTAACAATCATTTCTAATGTGCTATGACTTGCATTTGCTGTATCAATTCTAGTACGTGCAACAAACTGTGTTGTGCCTAGTGGACTACTAACTGTTTGCCATGCACCGTTATAATACATATAAAGCTGACCGTTATCACTGTCTAACCACATATGACCGTCTGTTTCGCCAACACCGTTTGGTGCAGCACTTTGTACTGTCATACTACCGACACCTTTCCAGTTGCCGCTGTTTCCTTGTGTATCGTCAAAATATTTCATACAATTATTTGTACTATCATACCAAAGCTGGCCCTCACTTGGCCGGTTTGGCGCTGTTCCCCCAGCAAAGTTTTCTAGCAGATGTAAAAAGTCTTCTGCTACAACTTCACCGTAACGGCTGTAGTTTTTACCAATTAACTTGAGGTCAGTGGTTGTGTCTACTGTTCCGTCATTGACAAGGATTGCTGTTTTTGTTCCGTCTGTATAATCTACTGTATATGCCATGTCTTATGATCCTGCTGTAATTCTAATTGTATATATGATTTGAATTTTACGGTTTGCACTCTTCTGTACAGGATGGAAAATAACGTGAGTTAAATGCACGCCTCCTGGAGTCTTTAACCCTAATTCATCAAAAATGTAATTTCCAGTCAAGTTAGCAGCATTATCTAATGCGTCCTGACCAGCTGGCTCATTGTAGCCAAGTGTACAAGTGATAACAATATCACTATAAGTATTACCGCCGGTGTGTAACACAACCATATGATTGTCAGCATCTGCGCTTGCTGTATTTGCAACGCCTTTGCTATATGTTTCGTTATACAATTGTCCAGTAGCACTATTTGTATTTGTTGCTTGATAAGTTACTACGCCAGTAGCATCAACATTAACACCACCATTACCAAAGCCCATGTTTAAAACATGGTATGCGTTTCCTGTTGTACCATCACCGTCTGTTAAATTAGATAACAGATGCGCAATAGCAACACTCATATTTTCATAGTTAATAGCATTACGTTTATCTACAAATACCTCACCAGATTCAGGATCCTGAATCTTAATGTGGCCCATAACGCCTAACCCTGTTTTTTCAATTTCTTGTAACTGATGCATGTTCTTAATTTCCTATTATACTTATTTATACGTTTTATAATCTTAGTATTTTATCCGTTGTCATATACAAACTTGGCTTCACTACTAGTACTAGTTGCATCGGTTATGCTTTTACCAAAGTCATTAAATGCTGGCAGTAGTTGCTGACCGTAATCCTGAAGCTCGTCTAGTGCTGGTATACGTACTGTAGGGCCTGATTCGTATACAGTATCACCATTACTGTGCGCTGTACTACATGTGCCACCTGTACCTCGAGTACAATTTATTAGCGTGTCGTTATCAATATGCGTATATGTAATACGCTCATTTCCAATCCATATCACACCCAGTTGATCTGGTGTTGCATTGTACAACACTGATCCACTTGTTACTGGAATCGAAGTGTCAGTAAGTGTAATGTCGCCACTTAGTGTAGTGTTAACATTAATTACCACTGCTTCAGTTTCACGGTTACTGTCCATAAACATTCTGAATCGTTTACTATTTGCATCTTCAGTACTACCAGTAACATTTGTTGTAACACGAAGCTCTAGTGCTTCATCAAATTGTGCTGGATATAGTTCTGTGCCATGTCCTGCATACTGTGGTTGTAGGAACCCGTGAGTTGCGTATATGTCAGTAAACTCACTATCACTACCATCAATACTAATATTACTAGCATCCACTGTTATTGTAGTATTACTTATGTCTGCACCACTTGCTGTTTCTTGTGTTGTAAACAAACTAGTATCAGTATTTGTGCCAATTGCCCAGTTTGAACCGCCTTCCAATAATACGCCATCAAATCCAGTGTTTGCATGGGCATCTAATTTTTCTGTAATGTTAATTCCATACATAATCTCTTGTGCTGTAACTTTAAACTGATCTAGATGATCACGCTGGGTATACAGGTTACGCATTTTAGTATGGAACGGCTTAATATCATTTATGTAATCAATTACATCGTCTATTCTATCAAGTTCAAACAGTTTGGTATTTTTATCTAAGTTGTGTTTAATCACTGCTTTAATATACGTTGATTTAAACGCCCAGTCAAGATTATTCTGCTCACTGTTTACATAATTTAGCATTGTAAACCACATATCAGCATATAATGGCTGATATTGTCCTACAAAAATATCAAATCTTAGCGTATCCAGTATTTCTCCCAACATCGCACCTGGATCGTGATCCCACAATGTAAAGTCCCAATTGCCAGTATCCCAACCAAAATCTTCTTTATTATAATCCCACAATAAAGTTTTAAACTGTATAGTTGCTTTTTCTTTAAATTGCAGTTCCCATGTTGTTCCACTGTATTTAAATATCTGCTGTCTTCTTACTTGTTCATTTGGTGAACTCTTTAAGACACGTGCTGTCTCTCCTGCAATACCAGGAGTAAGTGCAAGTTCACTGCGTAGGGTAACTGTTCGATCAGTATCTTGTCCAATAATAAACCCATCTACCATCCAGTCAGTGTACGACCAATAGTCATTAATTTTATAACTGTGCTGTCCACTAACAATTGTTGAGTTTAAAACCTTATCCCAATTTTTAACTGTGTCAATCAAGTTAATTTTTAATAACTGTCTGTTTAATTTATCAACCAATACCCGTCTAGCTTCCGGCAAATACTTGATCCAACTTTGTCTTGGACGTATCATACTACCATACTGTGCCAGTGGATGTAAATTACTGTCCGGTACTGGATTTGGTTGAGGTATCTCAACAGTTGCTTGGTTTATATCTATATCAGTTGTGTCAGGATTGATTTTACTAACATATATCTGACTCCATGTATTAGCTGAATCAGTAACAGGATCATTGTTAACATTAGAAGTTGATGCACGATGGAAGGTACCGTCTGATGCTTGTACTAATTCACCCTGTGTATATGATGCAGAAGCATTCCACACGGCGTATGGTTCAGTTACTGAAGTTTTATCAAAACTAGCAATACTATCACGTAAGCCCATGTGTAGCCACTCTGGAATTACTGTAGCTGGGTCATTTTCTGCCAGCAACACATATTCACGATGTAAGTCAATATCTGAATTAGCAAAGTTTAATTGTAAAGCACTTTCGCCATTGTTGATAAATGTTTCCAAGTTACTTACTAGTATACTATTTTCTTGATCTTGGTTTGTGCTACTGCCAGATGATGCAATCCAGTTGTATCCAAACGTACTAGGATCACTCAGTATATTAGTCAATTGAGTTGTTGTAAACTGACGATTATCTCCAGTTTTTGTTGTTTTGTTTTTGACCCAGAAGTAGTAAAATGTTTCTTCTTGTTCACTGGAAATATTATATTCAGTAAGTTCAGTCCAGTAGTATACTGCTTCGCCGTATTCGCCATCACGTATATATGGAGTGCCACTTAACTGTATGCCGTCAACAACAGTACCAGCACGAACTTCAGCTTCATATTCATCTGGTGTAACTGTACTCTTGGTCCATTCGTATATATCAATACTACTAGTTGGGAATAATGTTGCCCACCAGCTTTGTTTATAAACAAGATCACCTTGCTCATAATCATAATATACTGCGTTACTTATATCCCACCATGTTTCTCCAATATGCTGTTCGTCCCAATAATTTGAATCTGTAATTGAGTACGTGCTATCAGTTGTGTTGGTATAGTTAGCTGTGTCAAAATTTAACTTATACGATAACTCAGTATCAACCACACCTGGAATAATGCCAGCCAGTGGATGGAATACTTCAAATGTTTGTACAGTTTGTTGCGTATGTGTATTATACAAAATTGCATTTTTGATCATACTGTTGTCTGTACGCTTTGCTTGATCTCTTATCTTTTTAAATTCAATACCGTTAGTTCCTTGAACTGTCTGATAAACTGCACCAAGGTTAGTACTAATACCGTTAGTAATAACATTGTCAACATATGCTAACATACCCACACGCCAACCTTTAAGGTTGTTATAGTATTTGGAATTTGTTAATGTGTTTGTTAATTCTGTGTTGTTGTTAAATTTAGTAGGGCGTAGTGCTAAAAGTTTTCCACCTTTACCCAATGATTCAATATACTTGTCAATATAGAAGTGATTTGAATCATCTACTCGTGTAACTTGATGTATGCCGTCAACACTTGGTGTGCTTGTACTGTTGATTATAACTACATAATCACCACTTGACAAATTGTGATCTACTGAAGTTTTAATCAGTGCATCATCGCCAGTTTCATTACCTGCACAAATTTCTGTAATTTCAAAATCATAATCAAATGTTTGGTATACATTATATCCTGCAGATCTACTGTAGTCAGTGGTTGTAATTCCAATGTTGTCTAATACCCAAGTACTTAATTTGGCATTTGCAGGGTCTTCAATCTGATTCCAATCACTAGCACTAAATGTATTTGTAACTGTGGTTGATGCAGTTATTGTACCTGCACTTATGCCCACACTGACGTTTGCTGTACCAGAGCCTATAACAAGTGTATCATTTGTACTGTTTAACACCAAATTATTGTTAACATTAGTTGCTGTTATACCACTAATAGATGCACTGTTAATTTGATCAACAATATCGTAAATTTGTGAATCTGTTGGTGATGTAGTAACTGTTGTTGTGGCATTAGTAGTACCAACTCCGATACCAACGTTACCATTGGCAGTGCCTGAACCAATAGTTATGGTTTGATTTACACTTTGTATACGTAGTTGTGTTCCATTTGCGGATGCACTAACACCACTTAAAGATGCTTCATTAATTTCTTGTATAATTTCATTAAGATTAAGAGTACCGCCTGATACCACTGTGCTTGTTTGTGAATTATATACTTGACTATTAGTACTAAATCCTACTTCAGTATTACTGCCCGCACTACCAATTGTTAAACTTGAGTCTCCAGCACTTGCAGTTTTTGTAATTACCAACTGATTAGTAGCATTTTTACTTGGTGTAATAGTAGAATTACCAGCACTTGTTAGTGAGCTTTGGATCTCACTTATTAAGTCATCAATATCAAAAATACGTGGCACTGTAGTATTCACTGTAGCGACTGTTGAACCGGTTAGTATACTTCCACCAATTTTTACAAATGTAGCAAAGTCATCTATATATGTACCAGTTGCCAGTGCATTTACTGATGTAGTTCTGTCACTATTTGTTGGTAAACTGCCAGTGGTGTAACTTTGGTTTGTACATGCATTAACAATATCTACATCATTTTGCAATAATGTTGTTATCTCTGCACTGTACCCAGCATTTGCACCGCTTAATTCAGTAGACAAATATGGTATGTTTAATCCACTATTAGCAAATGTGCCAGTGTAGTAGTTTCCAATCCATGTGGTCCACGCACTTCCGCCTTCAATTGCAGTGTATGCAACACGCAAGTCTTCCAGTGCATTAATTCTAGCAACTGCTACAGTATTTTCACTAGCACTAGTAACAAACGCTGGTGAAAATCCTTGTTCTAATGCACTCAATGCACTAATATTAGTGGTAATGCTAGTATTCTGTACAAGGTCAACAAATGTACCATCTATTAGTAGGCCTTCGCCTACATTACCTGTGACTGTAGGATTGCCTACAGTTCCAGTTACTACAATAGGTGCATAGTTTGTTGTGGTTATAGTTTTATCTAAAACTATAGTTGACCCGTCAATAATAAGTGTACTATTGTTGGGTGCTGTTGGATTATTAATTGTACCATCCACATTGATAACATCATATGCAGTAGTGGTACTTGTTTTACTGATTGTAATTGTAGTACCGTCAATTATTAGAGTTTCACCACTAGGCACACTTGGATATAATGTGCTACCACGTAATATAATTGTGTCACTTATACTGCTTAGTCCTGTGGTTGCAATATTTAACTGGTATACTTTACCATCCTTGCGTACCATATCTCCAGTTTTGTATGCAACAACTGCACTCCAATTTGGTAAGGTAGCATAATCTTCCAGGATACTGTATGCACTTCCAATATCGTCAATGCTTTTTAATTTGTGTTCAGCTTCACTTGCCAGTGGCAATCCCGCTAATGGCAAATGTGATTTAAACTTTTCACTTACACTAATACTACTGGTATTGTTATACTCCGGAGGTAATACGTCAAAAGGCTTAGTTAAATCGCCAGTAATAAGGGTAGTACTACCACTGTGATAATCTATTATAAGGTCGCCAGCATTGTCACTGACGTAATTTTCATTAAAGCGTATTGCCTGTGGGTTAGTTTTAAGTAAGTTACTATCAAGTTGTATTTCAATTGGGTTACGCTTTTGAGTATCGCCATAATCGCCCAGTCTTACCATCCACTCTTCATATATATCATAACTTTGGGTAGTTCCAAATAAGTTTTGATTACGCATAAATGCATCAACTGCAACAGTTGTGCCTTTCATTTTACGTAATCCTTTGCCAAAGTTGTATCCAGCGTTGTCTTCAATAAATGTATTGCTTAGATAACTTCCCTCAATGTACCCAGTATTAAATCTTGCAGTCTGTCTAGTAGATAGGTTTAATGTTTTACTATCACTGTTGATGTTATCACGTTCAACTTCACGAACACTTGTTTCCAAGTTGCTCATAATACCATCTGATTTAACCAAATATCCTGGTGCTTCAATACGCCCATTCCAGTTACGTGTACGCTCGCCTTCTAGTTTAATGCGTGTATGTGAAATACCAGTTACTGGATCATATGTAATATCACTAAACTGGCTAAGGTTGTTTAATGTAATAATATGTTCGTATTCAACAACACTTACATTAAGACCAAACATCTCTTTTGTAGTATCCTTTAAACTAAATTCAGTAGTTGTATCGTTACGCAATACCAGCATCTGACTTGGTTTAATCTGCTTGTTGTCACTGTTAATAATATTAGAAGTACCATCATAACTATAGCCTATATAGTCTACATACCCCACTGACCCTTGGGTAAACTCTAGTGTGTTTAGTACTCCGTTGATATATAATGGGCTTGGTGACTCACTGAGGCTCCATTCCATTGCAGTGCGAGCATCTTGCAACCAACGAGCTTCAGCTTCAAATCCTTGCGTTTGATAATATTCACCAAGTCCAAGTATAAAGTTAAACAAGTCTTGACGTTTAAGAAAAGTATGCCCATATGTATATTTTACAGTGTTGTTTCTGTATTTGTGGAATCGTTTAACATCTAAATTCCCAATATCTATTTTGCTTACGTGACCACCTTCGCTAACAGGATACACAGTAAAGGTTCTGTTTGTTGTATCAAAACCAGTTACACTATATCCAAAATCACCTTTAGTAATCTTAAGTCCAGAATAAAATACATTCTTGATAGGTGAACTTTTAGTTAATACAATACTATAGTCTTGCTTTGGTATTTCTACTGGACCTTTCTGATAACTACTATCCAGTAGTACAGAAATAATATTTTTATCAGTATATCCACCAACTGGTATCATCAATTCACTTTGTAAATTTCCAAAACTTTCAATAAGATCATCTGGTGTAATATTATAGTTACTAGCCCATTCAACCACTATACTGTTTAGTCCAGGTATTACTGGATTAATAATGTCAGTAAACCCACTAGCAGTTGCTCCACTAGCTCCAATTGGTCCTGATATACTAAGAGATACATTATCTGAGTATCCTGCAACTGACTTTGCAACACCAATTGCTTTGACTTCTCCGCCGGCCACTCTAACTGTGAACTTACTATCACCAAATTTAGTATTGTTGGCGTCTATTGTAGTACTATTATTATAGCCAGATCCTGAAGTATCTACAACTACATTTATAATTGTTCTTTTGTCTACAGACTGTTGATGCATTGATGTATTTTTTAAATTGCTTCTAAATCTCGGTGTGTCTATTACTCGCTGAGCATGTTTAGTATTGATAGTTTCAATTGTACTAACATGATTTAGTTTGTAAAAGTTTTCAAAAACACGGAATGGTTTAAACAACAATGCTGCTTCAGCTAAAGCAAAAGTAAATAAACTTGTTGATCTCCAACTATTTTCAATCGGTCCCCAGTCATTAAACTGGAAGTTTTTTGCTTGCTCAATAGCTGTTGGGGTAGGCACAACGCCTGCTGTAACTGGTCCATTTATCGTGCCGCCAGTAGTAACCAGTGTATTATTATCCCAATCATATGCTGAGCGATTAACCAATACATCAGTATATCTATTAGCCAAGGACGGATCTCCAATTTCACCAATTTTTAAACTTGCAATAAGTGCAGCACGTTTGGTTGGATCAGTCCAACTGTAATTTGTATCCCACCAACTTGGCTTACGATGATGTCCAAGCATTCTCCATGGGTGTGTGTCTGGTCGATCTGTACCAAAGTAGTAAGAGTATATCCCTTTCCAGCTGCCAATCTTAGGTCCAACGCTACTGTAGTTCCAGGTAAACTCATCGCTAACATCATAATATGAAGCACTATTAAATCCTACCAAGTTGTTTTTAGTAGCGTATGAGTTGTACCAATCGTCCAGTATATCAGCCATATCGGCCCAACTATTACTAGTAGTGCGATTTGCATTTGGCAAAATATCCATAAGTTGTTGCTGTATAATATAGTGTTTATCAATTAGACCAGCTACAATTCTTGTTTCTAGTTCCAATAAGCATGCAGACACAATATCAAAGTTAGTATCTGCTGTATTGTAAAATTCAGTACCATCACAAACATGTACACTTCCATCATGGTTTAATAGTTTGCCATTAACTACTTCAACAGTGTATGGTTTAATCAACCCAAGTTTAACTGTGCTTGGTGGAATATAACTATAATTATTAAAGTCATACCAACGTATTTCCAATTGTGCAGGTGTTGAACTACTGTCAAGAACAGCCGCAGTTGTTAATGAAAGCTCATCAATATTAATAGTATAATCAATATCTCGCTGTAATGGACGCCAAACATACTCGCTACCGTTGTAATCCTTGATATACACATAAACATGGTTATGACTATCATTAAACATGTTACTGGTATTATCTGTGTAGAATATAGTAGTTGCATTAGTAATGTTTATAGTCTGTGTACGTTCACTATTATAATACACCATATCACTCTTGCTGTAATTAAATGTAGTATTTTTACCAATGTTAATTTCAGTTAGGGCTTTATCAACAATATCTCGAATCGTATCTGTTGATAAACTTGTATTCCATATTTGTTTTACTTTTGTCTTAAAGTATTCTTTAAAGTTATAATAATCGTTACCAGTTTTACGTAATCCGTTAATGG